AAACTAATTCCATAAGTTTATCATAATATTCTTTTGAAACTTCACAACCCATAAAGCTTCTATTTGTGTTTTTACAAGCTCGTGCGGTCGTTCCAGAACCTAGGAATGTATCTAATACTATATCACATTCATTGGTATGTTTGCGAATCAATTCTTCAAATAGCAAGAGAGACTTTTGAGTTGGATGAAACCTGTTTTTACCACCTTGTAAAGGATATTGATATATCGCATTATCGTATGAACTGTTAAATGTTGGTTTCACACCTTTTACACCTACTAATGCGATTTCTCTACAATTAGTTAGATAATTTGTTTTTGAGTTAAGAGGTTGTGGATTTGTTTTGATCCATTCTATAAATCTTATTTGTTTAAATTTGTGTTTTTCTAATAGTTCTTTGAGAGGTGTAATCTTCCATATATCAAAGAATATAATCATCGTTCCACCTTTTTTAAGCTTTTTATAATATTCACCTATAAATTCATCTAATTTTTCCATTGTAAAGGAAGTATCCCATTCACCGTATTCTGTTTGAACGCTATATTTAGATCCAAATATTGATCCATATTTCATATAATTTTCTTTCATTTTATCTTCAGACATATCTTTTTTCCCAACATATTTATCTTTTACTAATTCCCAATCCTTATCAGTTTTTACAAAATTTATACCCTTTTTTTTGTTTTCTTGAATTTGCTTATGTAGATTCCCCATACCTGTTTCACTTGATGTAATATAAGGTGGATCTGTGAGTATTAAATCAACTGAATTATCATTAATTGTAGTTAAATATTGAATACCATCTGTGTTTTGAATATCTATCAGATTATTTTCAATTGAAAATTTCATTTTAATTTCACCATTTTCAGATAATTCTTTTATTTTTTCCTGAACCTTTTGATTAATTACTTTATTATCAATAGGCTTACAAGGAGTTTTCCTTTGTAAATGTTTCAAATAATGACCTTTTTGTGTAAACGTTCTTCCACATTTTTCACAGCTATATTCTTTAACCATTTTGTTATATTATATTAGATTTTATTTCTTAAATATTTAACTAATTGGTTAAAAGTTAAATCAAATTTACGGTTTATATTTAAATCTAGATTTTAATATATGTTGTGTGAATATTCAGAATTAATTGGAAAAGTAGGAGAAGGAATACATTCTTATCGTTTATTTAACATTGCGATACTTGATGTAATTATAACAATGATAGGGGCATATTTTTTACAAAAAAAGTTCTTCTCAAATTATAGTTATTTACAAGTATTAATTGTTGTATTTATCATGGCTATTATATCTCATAGAATTTTTTGCGTAAGAACAACAGTTGATAAAATATTATTTAAGTAAAAAATTTGAAATTACTATATATTCTAGAATAACATAGAAACAAAATAATGGACTCCAAGACAAATAATATGATTTCTTTGTGGGAAGAAAATTCTAAACTCCAAGGAAAAATAAGATATTATGAAGCACTAGAATCTATGAAAAAAGATAATACAATTCTAGGTAAACATCTTTATACTCGTGAAGATAGTGTCCGTATTTACGCATCGGATGCTAGAAGATTAATTTCAAATTCAAATGTTACTCATTGGCAGTTCAACCGCGCCCTTGATAATGACCATGTTGATATTTTAGAAAAAGTAATTTTAGCAGGAAATTGCCTTGAAGGGTCAATTGATATCCTTGAAACAACTGAAAACCTTTGCGTTGTAAATGGTCAACATCGTGTAGAAGCATTAAAAAGGATATTAGATAAAGATGATACTTTCAATCATGAAGTAATTGTAAATGTACATCCCGTAGAAAGTTTTGATTGTGAAAAAGCAAATGAAGTTTTTAGAGCAACAAATAATATAAAAAATGTTGAAACCAGAGACAAACCTCAGGGTAAAATTCAAAATATATGTAAAAGGATAAAAGATAGATATCCTAATGCTATAACAGAAAATAAGACAGGTAAGGCAAACCTCCATCGTATGGATCTAAAAGAGTTATATAATATATTACAGTATAATGATGAGTTTAATGATCCCGATAAAACTGAAGATTACCTATTTGAAAAATTTGTTAGTTTAAATAGAAAACTATCAAATACTTCTTATAAAAATCTTTTAGGAAGACGTACAGATAAAAAAGATAAAAAATATGATGGTGCTTGTAGAGATAACTTTTACTTAGGATTGCTAAGTGATACAAAAAGGAAAATTGAATTTGTAAAATATTTCAATGGAAACTAATTTAATTCTTTGACCCAATTTGCTCCACATCTTTTTTCCCAAGCATGAAAATCATATTTGGGAACTTCATTATCCATTCTGTGCTTTATTTCCCTGTACGTTTTACCGTAATGTACAGATGATTTACATCCGCAAATAAGATCATCTGGATATACTTTTTTTCGTTTTTCTTCTTCTAGAACTTCTCTAACTACTTTTTTTATCTTAGGTTTTGTGACAAAACCTTCAAAAACTTGAGAAAAGATTGATAAATAATATAATTTTGTAATTTTATCAAGTATCCTTTGTTCAAGAATATCTATATCAACAAAGACTTTCTCAAGGTGATTGACCTTTTTTCTGAGTTCTCGGAGTTCTTTTACCTCTACACTTTCAATGACTTCTTCTGCGAGAATCGTATCCGTGGGGGTTTCCATTGAGATCAATGTTTATCTTTAATTAGAATATTAAAAATCAACCTTTCAAATTTGATAAAATACTTTAAAATAAATAAATTAAATAAATTAACAGTAAAATGCCCACTTATTACACAGAATCGGGACAAATGATAAGAAATCCGGATGCCTATGCGAGAACTGGTGCCCCTATGTATAAAACGAAGTTTTCAGAATCAACCGATATTAATGCACCAACAACGATTTACAAAATGAATCTTAAAGGTGGTAAAAAATATGTGGGGAAAACGACTAATTTTGAACGAAGAATGGATCAACATTTTTCAGGAAATGGAGCAAAAGTAACAAAAAAGTTTAAACCGATTGATGGTAAAGTTGTAGATGAAGTTCCTGGATTCTTTTCAGATGATGTAGAACAAGAATATACAGAAGAATACATTGATAAATATGGATATGAAAATGTAAGGGGTGGAATGTATACAAATTCAAAGACATTGAAAAAAACACCTGTAAAAAAAACCGTTAAATGTTATAAGTGTGGAAATTTTGGTCATTATGCGAATCAATGTTATTCAAATAAAGATTTGCTTAGTTTTAGTTCGTCAGATGATTCTGATGATTCAGATGATTCTGATGATTCAGATGACTAAACTTTCTTTAAAACGACACCCCAATTCCCTTTTTCATAGAACGATTCAACAATCATATTTTTATTAGGGATGAGTGATTCAAGTTCATTTTGTTTGAAAACATAGTAATATCTTTTACCTAATAGATTACCTTTTTTATCTTTCCAGTCGACCATATTATCTTGTTTGGTAAATTTCCTTCTTGAATCTGGTTCTTGTTCTAAAGCCCAAACAAGGATCAATATTTTTCCATTTGGTTTTGTAACTCTTAGTAGTTCTGAAATCGCTTTTTTTCTTTTTTCGTTTGTAGAGAGGTGGTGAATAACAGCGATACAAATTGTATAATCAAATGTATTATCTTTGTAGGGTATATTGAGGATATCACCTGAGATTACATTTAGATTTTTTTTAAGACAGATAGAAACAAGATTATTGGAAAAGTCGCAACCTAGATTGGTACAATCCTTTCTATACAGCATATTTTTACCATTACCACAACCGATATCACCGATTGTTGAATTACTTGGGACATTGTCTAGAAAAGATTCAACACAAGACCAAGGACGATATCTTGTATTATCAAATTCAGATGCGATTTTATCGTAAACATTTTGAACGTTAATAATTTCGATTGACATTTTTTTGTAATGATGGTAATGAATATATCAAATTTTAGCAAGTTTGATAACCTTCTTTTGATCCTCCTATGAAAGGGAACTTTTTGTTGATAAGATCATAATTATTAGTTAATTCTTCATCTTTTTTAATATCTTTAACTGCTACTAGTTTGTAAATTTTGTGATCTTTGGATACAATATCAGTGTTGTAATTTACAGAACAATGATTGATATGTTTTCCTTCTTCAGAAATGTAGTAATAAAATATTTTTTTTTCAATTGGGTTAAAAAGAGATGTATTATCATCTTTATTGGGGAAGTAATTACTTAAAATGATATCACCTTTTTTGTAATCTTTGGGAGCGAAAAGACCATTACCGTCAATTTTAGATTTTTTGATATATGGTTTTTTGGGAGCAATAAAGTATAATATGAAAATAATAAATAATAAAAGGCCAAATAGTTTAACAAATTTATTCATTATAATTTATTAGATATTTTTTAGTAAACTCATTTCTAAAAAGACCACAAAATGGATAATATTCATCGGTTTGACATTTTTTCAAATAATCATTCCACGATTCCGGTTGATTTTCAATACTATAAACATGATAGATTGTTCTATCTATAAATTTCATATATAGTATGTATAAAACGAGCGTAATCATAAGTGTTTCCATACCATATTTTCTATCATCAAAATTGAGGTATTGTAAGACGATTATAGGGTAAATATGTGCGAACATTTGAATTGCGAAGAAAATAATACTTGGACGATATCCATTATGGAATAAATAAACGAGATATCCTAAATATGCGATAAATAATACATATACCGAATGATAAGGATTTACATATTTAGTAATTATATTGATCTTTAAAAGATATCCTGTAATGAAAATAACATAAACATAATGTAACCAAAAGCTTAGATAAATCATAATATATTATATATATATATATGGTAAAAAAATCACCACACGAATTAAATTTAAAAGAATTAAGAAAATTAGCAAAAATTAAGAATGAACGTGTTTGTGTATCAATCAATAAGATGAAAAAAGATGATTTAATAGAATATTTATTTAAAAATGAACCACAAGATGTTCACGATTATGCGAGACAAAAGAAAGTCAATGAATTAAGAAGACAGGCAAAAAAAAAGAAAGAAAAAGAATGTAAAACATACGGAAAAATGGATAAAAATGAATTAATTGAATATATCTATGGATATGATGTTCCCAAAGAAGGTAAGAAAGTTGATAAGAAAGTTGATAAAGAAGAAAAACAAGTAAAAAAGAAGAAATTTTTGAAAGATTTATGTCTTGGATTGGCTAAAATAAAAAACAGTGAAAGTGATATACTTAAAAACAGAAATAAAATTTATGATATTTTAAGTAAAAAGGTGAAAAGTGATTTAACATCTGGATCATTTGATGTTAAAATAACAAATAAAGTTTTAACAGAGATGTTTCATTTGTATGATAGATATTTTTTTGAAAATAAGATAACTGAGAAGTCAAAAGAAAATAAATGCCGATGGGAAATTTGTTGGAATGAGAGATGTATAGGTGATGCTGGTGGAGTATGTAATTATTTAATGAGTGAATGTATTGTTTTAAAGATAGAATTAAATAGAAGTGTGTTTAAAAAATCATTACGACAGATAAAAAAAGATACAAAATTGGAAAATGGAGGTATTCAATGTGATAATTTATTATCTTGTTTACAGTTGACATTTGAACACGAAATGGTTCACGGCATTATGAGATGTATGTGTCCTAGGTATCAGTATGGGGTCGCAAAAGATCAAATTGGAAATTGGACTGGTCCATCTGGGACAGTTAGTTCTGGACACGGTAAAACATTTATGAGTATTGTAAATAATGTATTTGGCCATACAGATTGGAAACATCGTTTAACGTGGAGTAAAAGTGAGTATGAAAATAATGATAAAGCTATAAAAATGGCTGTAAAGGTAAAAGAAGCGATTGAAGTAGATGATACTATTAAAGTTCGGATGATGAAAGCAGAAGGATTAAAGGTTGTTGATATGATAGTGAAAAAGAAGAATCCGAAGACTGTTATAGCACAAATGAAAGAGGGAAAGAAAGATGAGTTTCGTATATATTATACAAGTATACTTGAGGTTGTGGGGAAAAATTTGGTTAGTAAGAAAGCATCGGATAAAAAAAAGAAACTTACGAAGAAAAGAAAATAAAGCTAATAGATATAGTTAGATGGAAGCGGGAAATGTATGGTTAACAAAATCGGGTGTAAAGGCGGTAACAGATGGTATTTATCATGATTATGATGATTATTTTGAAGGTCCACGACCAATGAGTTTTGTTCCAAATCCAACATATGAATCGCGTATAAAAGATTTAGAAAATCGAGTAAAATCACTAGAGCGTACATTACTCGGTAAAGATTCAATAATACCAAATCATTTTCAACCTCCTCCAATACCACATACATTGGAAGCAATTGCTGAAATTCGTAGAAGTGTGGGATCATTAAATAATAAATTAAATAATAAATTAAATGATGGTTATATGAAGGTAATACCTAATCCAGAAGCTCAAGCGAGTATGTATGCTGGTGGCGGGAAGAAAAAGAAACGATTATCTAAAAAGAAACGATCATCTAAAAAGAAACGATTATCTAAAAAGAAACGATTATCTAAAAAGAAACGATCAATGAAAAAAAGTGGAAAAAAATAATCTATAATAAAATAAAATGACACATTATCAAACATTAGGAGTTTCTGAAGATGCGACATTAAATGAAATTAAAGAAGCTTATCGTAAATTAGCATTACGATACCACCCTGATAAAAATCCAGAAGATCTTTATTCTCAGAATAAATTTATAGAAGTTGGTAGAGCATACGAAATATTATCTGATTATGAAAAAAGAACAGAATATGATAATAGTCGTTTAGCTGTAGTTCAACCATTTATGTTACAACCAATGAGATTTGATTCTGTTTTTCAAAACATGTTTCAGAATTTAAGTCAAATGAATAGTATAAGTGATACTTCACCAAATTACTCAAAATCAGTTTCCATCCATACAACAAATGTCAATGGAAAACAAAAAACAAGGAAAGTTACAGTAGAAAATGGGAAAAAGAAAGTTGAAGAATATGAAGGATTTGAACCAGGTAATCATCGTATTATAAATTATAACAATTGATTCATAGGTGTTGCTAAAGGAGGATTAAAGTATTGATTTTTATCTTCAACCCAGGAATTAAACCAATGTTTTCTTCCATCATCGGAGTAAAATTCACAATAGATATTTTTACCCTTACAATTGTCTCCAAAGATATCTGAAAATTTCCATATTTTACCTTGCCAGTTATTTTCTCCATAAAATTCACGAATTGTATCAGTGATATCTTCTGCGTCTAATGTTGCTTTAGTTAGATTTGGGCCTTTATAGTTTTGATAGTAATCAGAGTTCATTTTATAACATTCATTTTTTTTTATTTTTAAATATTATTTTAATTGATTCCAAAATTCTTGTAGTTTTTGGTATTGAATGTGATTAATGTCGGTTAAACCTACATTATTATTAAATATGGAAATGAATGTTTTTGCGACACCTTTACATTGAGCTTTATTACAATTATTTAGTTCTAAGAAAGGATTAATTGTATTACTTTCCGAAACAATATTTCCGTAGATCTTTTCACCATTTTCATTAAGATAAATATGAAGGGGTAAATTACATTGATCTGAAATAGAAGACCAAAGATATTTTTCTTTATTCATTTATATTATTACTTATATTAAAAGTTTTAAATAAAATGGCCGTTACATTTATAGATTTCATATACTCTTTTCCTTTTTGAATTTTCAGTATCTAATGAACAATTTGAACAATATTCATTATGATTGATAGTTGTAAAATCTGTATATTTAAACTTATTACCATCAATTCTTTTTTTGAACGTATACATTCTTGATTTAATATTCTTTTTATTATCATTAAATCCAATACCATGATAATATTTTTTACCTTCTTTATATTTAATAATACCATTACCAAATTTATTTTGGATGAAATATGGGATATTTGTTTCTATATTATTTTCTTGATTTAGTTGATTTATTTTACCTTGATTATTTTGTTTTTCAATATAATTAATGGCTTTTTTGACTTGTTCAATATCTTTTTTAAATTTTTGTAATTGGTTTTCTTCGATTGTTAATTCAAGGTAATTTTTTTTATCAAAATATTTATCATAATCTTCAACTGGTTTTATTTTTGGTAATTTCTTTTTCATATCACATACAACCCCAATACAAGAACACAATGAAAGAGCCCACATAGATGATATAAAAATATTATCATTCTCTAATAAATTTTCAGGAGTATCGTAATGTTCGTGAATTAAATCTGCGAAAGCTGTTTGAAACAATAAAAATATGAAAAACATTATATCTATCTTTAATCAAAAATCTTTATATACTTAAAAGAAAAAATATATTAACATATTAAAATGTCTTTTAAAGATAAACCATTAAAAAAGATTGTAGCAGATAAAAGAGTAACAATAGATGCGATTCATCAGAATATAACAACTGATTTTAAGAAAGATAAATTAGAATATGATAAAAATTGTGAAAAATTGGAAACATTAAAAGAGGAATATAAGAGTAATCCAGATGAAAATTTAGAAAATGATATATTACGATTAAAAAGTAAGGTAAAAACTTATAATCCAAATAAGTCTGTGGAGTATTATTTAGATACGGGTAATTTATTATCAGAATATTATTCTAAAAAAGAAGATACCCCAGTTAAAAATAAAGAAATAACTGTCCTTGATTTCATGAATAAGAAAAAAAAAGAAGAACCAACAAATAATTTGATTAATGATTATATGAGAAAAGTAGATGATTCAATTATATCTGATAAATTAGAATATAATATTAATAATTGTCCTATTTGTGGTGTTCAATTAACCTTGAAAACAGTTGATAGTTTATTAATATGTGAAAAATGTGGATATACAGATAAAATAATTATTAATTCTGAGAAAATTTCTTATAAAGATCCACCAAGAGAATCATCATATTTTGCTTACAAAAGAATTAATCATTTTAATGAGTGGTTAGCTCAATTTCAGGCGAAAGAAACAACAGATATACCCGAAGAAGTATATAATGGTATTTTAAAAGAATTAGATAAAAACAAATTTATTGATATTTCAAATATAACATATAAAAGTATGCGAGAGATATTAAAAAAGTTAAAATACAATAAATATTATGAACACATACCTCATATTATTAATATTATTAACGGTAAAAGGGCACCTGTATTAACAAGACAATATGAAGAACAATTACGAATGATGTTTAAGGAAATACAAACACCATTTATGAAACATTGTCCTGATAATCGTAAAAACTTTTTATCATATGCTTATGTTTTACATAAATTTTGTCAATTACTTGAATTGGATGATTTATTGCCTTATTTTCCATTATTAAAAAGTCGTGAAAAATTACAACAACAAGATCAGATATGGGAAAAAATATGTGAAAGTTTACATTGGGAATATATACCAAGTATTTAATTATCTCACATAATTTGTTTCTTGATTATTTGATTCAACCATTACAACATGAGGTAAGTATCTATCAAGTAATACAAAAGTAGTTGCGGCTAAAAGACCAATATATATCGCATGTTCATTCATGATCGAACAATTCGGGATATAATATGTTGAAATGGTAACAACTAAAAATAGAATAATATATTTGATTAAATTTTCACGAACAATCATTATACTAAAAGAAAATAAAAAATTTTTTTATAATTGATAAATTAATATTATTACTTTACATTAATCTTAATCTTTTGACCATTAAGAATAAAATCTACTTCTTCTGAAACTAGGAAAGATCCAATCAGAGGAGTCCCTTCAGCATCATTTACCGTTGGTAGAACAGTTGTGTTACAGTATGTCCACTGATAATTGTGATTGTTATGGAATGTTGGAAGAAGCTTTCCTGGGTGGAAACCACCACAAAGAGGGAAATTATTATCATTCGTGGGTAGACACATATCCTTAATAACCATAAACCAATTGTTTCCAAACTGGATGAAAGCTTCAACCTCAACCTTTTGATGTTCAATATTTGACTTAAACCAAGATGGAGTTATACGAGCAGTTCCATTTTGAGTTGGCTTATTTGGAATCTTATAAAATTCGGTATAATGGTTGAGTGAATACTTATTTCGTAGTACTTCCTTCTTGGTATTAATCTTTGTTACATAACCGGGTGCGAAGTTTCTTGGGTAGATTTCTAGAGTATGCGAGCCTTCACTCATATACTTAAGTAGATCCGAAAGATACTTGGGAACCTTTGACTTTTCAATATCAGAAAGATAAATCTTCTTTTCCTTGTTCTTCTTTGAATTATCATTTGTTTGTCTCGCCATATCCATAAAAGTATTTACTGTTGAAACATCCTTAATATTCTTATCCCATACATATGATGGAATATTAATTTCATCTATATTTGGAACAATTGATGTTGGTGTTCCAAAGTTTTCATCCCATTCAGACTTGACAGCAGCAGCTCTCTTCGCAGCCTTCGTAGACATTTCTAGTGCTGGATTTTCATTATGTCTAAAAGAGTGAGTCTTAATAAGCATCTTATCACCCTTCCTTCTATTAATTGGCCATACATTTTCAATAATTTCCTTTTGCTTACCTTCCTGATGAATAATAATAGTAAATGGTATTATCTTGTGCTTTGTTCGTCTTGTAAAGTTATTAACAAGAATATCATATTCTCCAAAAGGAACACAAGTTATATTTTCAGCTGGTTCTGCTGAACCACCATTAACATTAGCATCAAAATCAAGACGTGTTTCATATCTATTACCATTGAAATGATATATAGAAATCTTACCACCATAGTAGATTTCAGATATCTTTTCCCTCCGACCATTTACTAGTCTGTACCAAATAAGATGAAGATCTAGATCATCGTGAAATTCACCCGGCCAAACAAGGGAAATACTATACTTTGAAGTTACCTTATGCTTAGCCATATTTCTTGCTAGTTGAGATACCATATAATTGTCAGGATGAGTTCTTTCATCCATAGCTGATAGAATACCTTCGATACCCATACCACTTTCAATAAGTTCAACAATCTGAAGAGATTGCTTATAATCCTTATGAACAGCTGTATTTTCATCTTGTTCAATCCTTCCAGTTGTTAGCGCAAATACACAAAGATGAATCTTTGGTATACGACCCCACTTTTCAAAATTAAGAGGTCCTCCATATCTCTTACACTTGAGCCACCTATTTTGAATATCTGTAATCCAATTGATTACACTTCTCCAATGATCGGGCCTTTCAAGACGATAAAGTTCCTTTGCGAGAATCTTTACAGAATCATAAGCATCGATACAACATATCTTTTCCATACGAGGCTGAATTACATTAATTTCATTGAGAATTCTCTTATACTTGCGAACATTTTCCGCCGAAGTAACCTTATCGGGGAAGATTGTCACATGTTGGAAAGGATTTCCATTTTCATCTTCTCCCTTATTTACACTAGGAAATGATCCTCCTTCAACAAGATGAAACTTTACATTAGTCTTATTCTTATTTACTTCAATACACTTTTCTCTAACATTAAAGAATGATCCAAGTTCTGTATCATCAGACCATCCATCTTCCTTTGAACGAACATTCTTAAGAAATACTGGTTGACAGTTCTTGTCAAGAAGACCGCAAAACTTCTTTGCCCTTGTATAGCATTCTACACATCCACCATGCTTGAGCATCGCTTGTGTAATATCCTTATTAGGAACAATATTCTTAATATAATAACATACTCCGTTTTGTGAAAATACTTCTGCCTTTGTATCATCATTGATAACTTCTTCATACGACCTTCCCTTGGGCGCAGACGCAACCTCAGGAGGTGCTGGCTCAGGTGAAGAAGCATCTTCCATTGTAACAATCTCAAAATCGTTCATTTTTTTTCAATTATATTTTTGTAAATTAACTTTAAGTAAATCAAATTTAAGTAAATCAAATTTAAGTAAATCAAATTTATAAAAAAAAAATATATGATAAGTAATAATGGAAGCTCCATCAAGAGAAAAGCTAATTCAAAATTTAGGAATGATAAATAATGGTCTTGTTCAAGACGTTACTAGAGAAACAAATCGTGATTATTCAAAATCAATGGATCCAGCTCTATATGATAATCATAGTGAATATTCATTAAAAGGGATAATTGAACAAACACCATTTAGTCAAATTTATTTTTCTCCAATGAATTCAAAAGGTATTCAAGACACAATTCGGTATCGTGTCTCTCAAAAAGATTCTTCAATTGGAAAAATTGGATATCAATCTGAAAAAGATATTTTCGCAATTATGAGATCAGTTTATTTACAATTTGCGAACTCAACTGTCCTTACAGATGATATTACAAAAAACATACGAGGATTAAATGAAAAAGTTATTGAATATTCTGTTGATGATATTGGTGTAAGATTAGAACAATATAAAGGATATTTAAATAAAGTATCCCAATTACCAACACCAATGGAACATCCCCAATATTTAAATAAACAAAACTTTACTTATGATATGAGTAATTTAATATAATTAATCAACTTCATCAATTGTTGGACCTTTTTCCATATTTTCCATTGTTTCTTTCATTTCTTCTGAAGACATACCACCCATATTCATATTCATTTTTGTAGGGTCAATGTTTGTCGGACCTGAATCACCTTCTCCTTGACTTTGAACCTTCATCAAAATGGGATTTAACATTGTATTAATTTCATCATATTTTTCATCATAAACTTCTTTTGTTGAATTTTGATTTTCATCCAACCAGTTTTCCGAAGATTGAATGGTTGAATCAATTAGATTATTTTCATCATCAGACAATCTAGATTTAACTTCGGATTTTCCAAATGAACTTTTAATTTGATAAATAAATGATTCTAACTTATTTTTAGATTCAATCGTATCTTTTGCGATTTCATCTTCCTCCTTATACTTTTCAGCTTCTTGAACCATCCTTTCAATATCATCAGTTGACAATCTACCTTTTTCATTTGTAATTGTGATTGCTTCTTTCTTACCCGAACCTTTATCACATGCTTCAATATTCATAATACCATTCGCATCAATATCAAACGATACTTCAATTTGAGGAACACCTCTTGGAGCCGGGGGAATACCATCTAATTGAAAAGTACCTAATTTATTATTATCTTTTGTAAGATGTCTTTCTCCTTCAAAAACTTGAATCGCTACTCCTGATTGATTATCTTCAAATGTTGAAAATGTTTGGGATTTTTTGGTTGGAATAGTTGAATTTCTTTCAATAATTCTAGTCATAACCCCTCCAGCTGTTTCAATTCCGAGGGAAAGAGGCGCAACATCAAGTAATAATATTTCATCGGCTTTTTCATTACCGGATGTGGAACCAGATAAAATTGCCGCTTGAACGCAAGCTCCATAAGCAACGGCTTCATCTGGATTGATACTTTTACTTAATTCTTTTCCATTAAAATAGCTTGAAAGAAGTTCTTGAATTTTAGGAATTCTTGTAGAACCGCCCACAAGAACAATATCATCAACCTTGCTTTTGCTTACACCGGAATCTTTAATAACTTTTGAGACGGGTTCAATACATTTTTGAAACAAAGGCATACATAGAGATTCAAACTTAGCCTTTGAAATTGATGTAAAAAAATCAATTCCATCACATAATGAATCAACTTCAATAGATGCTGTATTACTGCTAGATAATGTTCTTTTTGCTTTTTCACAGGCCGTCCTCAAACGACGTAATGATCGTTTATTATCTGAAATATCAACTTTATGTTTTCTTTTAAATTCATTTATAAAGTGTTTTACAAGAATATTATCAAAATCTTCACCACCTAAATGAGTATCACCTGCGGTAGCTTTTACTTCAAAAATACCATCATCAATATTAAGTAAAGAAACATCAAATGTTCCACCCCCTAAATCAAAGATAAGGACATTTTTTTCGGACGTATTATTATCAAGTCCATATGCGATTGCTGCGGCCGTTGGTTCATTGATGATACGAAGAACATTCAATCCTGAAATTGCTCCAGCATCTTTCGTAGCTTGTCTTTGAGAATCATTGAAATAGGCCGGAACAGTGATTACAGCATCTGTAACTTTTTCACCGATGTATGCTTCTGCTATTTCTTTCATTTTGTTAAGAATCATAGATGATATTTCTTCTGGATGATACTTTTTTTCTTCATTTTTAAAAGTAACTTGAATGATAGGTTTATCATTTCCATCATTTACAACATTAAATGGAAATTGTTTGATATCATTTTGTAGTGTTGTATCGTTAAATTTTCTACCAATTAATCTTTTTGCGTCAAAAACAGTATTTTCTGGATTCATTGATGATTGATTTTTTGCTCCATCTCCAACAATCCTTTCTACATCATTAAAAGAAACATAAGAAGGGGTTGTTCTATTACCTTGATCATTTGCGATAATTTCGCATCTATTATCTTTCCACCATCCTACACAGCTGTAAGTTGTTCCTAGATCAATTCCAATCGCTACCATTTATTATTTATAAAGAAGATTAACTTCTTAAATAATTTATTTAAGAAACTGATATGTTTTAATAGCATGAATATTTCACATAGTGAATATGTCTTAAAACAATTAAAAAAGTATAACTTTGTAAAAGAATGGATCAATGAAAAATACAAAGAAAAACCTCTAATTATTTATGGAACTTCGGGTGTTGGAAAAACATCATTAGCCGAATATATATTAAAAGACTTTACAAAAGTTGTAATTAATGTAGAATCTTGTAAAAGTGTACCTTCGTTAAAAGATCATTTAGATATGTCATTATATAAAAAAAGTATAACAATGATGTTTACTAAAAAAAATGTTTACAAAGGAATTTTGTTTGATGATTTAAATTATTTACAATTAAATGACAAAATATTATTTAAATCAATCTTAGAATTTTCAAAAAATAAAAATATAAATCATCCTGTAATATTTATCTTTAATTCAATCAAACATAAAAACATACAAGTTTTATATAAAAGATGTTTTCCGATATGTATTTCATATACAGAAAAGCAATTTATTGATATTAGTAGTCGTTTTTTCTTAAATGATCAAAAAATAGATATTAAAACACTCGCAAAAAAATCACATTATAATTTTAATTCATTAAAGATAAATTTAGATTTCAAAGCAAATGTTGAAAATATTGAATCTTATGAAGAAAGTAATCACGAATTAGAAGAATATATAAAAAAAATGTTTCAAAAAGATACAGAAATGATCATAAAATCTTCATATTCTGATTATAATATTATTGGATTAAATATATTAGAGAATAGTCCTCATTGGATCTTTTCCAGTAAAATGGGTTATAAGCAAAAAATCAATCTTTTATCTGAAATTTATGAAAATAATTATTTGAGCGATAAAATATTAACAAAAATTCATAGTTATTCTGACTGGGAATTAACAAAATATATCATTATAAATACGATATTAATACCAATACAAAAATTAAAAGATCGTGTAAAAATAGATAAAGTAGATTATAATAAATATATTAGTAAATGTATTATTTATACTCATAATCGTAAGCTCTTAGACTCATCAAAAATAGATTATCATAATTTAGCCTATATTTATGATATAATTAACAGATATTTTAATTGTAATTTTAATGATAAAAAGATGTATTTTATGAAACTAAAAGAATACATACATAAATATGATATATCATTAAAAATAATGGAAAAATTTAGCAAGTATTATTTACCTCAAAAAAATGAATATAAAAAACTTTATAAAATTATTTAAGAAAATAAATATTATAACAATTATAATAATGGTGATGAAATTGGTATATTTTAATGTTCGTGGATTGGCTGAAACAAGTCGCATTTTGCTATCAATTGGGGGAGAAGAATACGAGGATTTCCGTTATCCCTTGGAAGTGATTGATATGTCAAAGCATGAGATGAAGAAGGAAGAATTTGATAGTGATAAAGCAGATGGAAAGTTATCTCTTTCATTGAATAAGGTTCCTTTCTTGGAGGTAGATGGTGTTACTATTCCACAGTCCAAGGCGATTGAACGATTTTTAGCCCGTCGTTTTAATATGATGGGTGAAAATGAGCTAGATGCTGCCCGTATTGATAGTATTTGTGAATGTGTTCGTGATTTTAAGGATATGTATCAGAAGGTGAGATCACTACCTGAAGCCGATCGTAGTGAGGGAATGAATCAATGGTTTACTGTAACCTTGGTTGAGAAGCTTGGACTACTTGAAAATTTGTTGAATGATTGTTGTTGTAATAAAACGGAAGTACCTACGGAGTGTCCTAAACCGGACGGAAGTACTGGATGTGGGTATTCTGTTGGAGACACGATAAGTTTATCGGATGTTGTATTGTTTTGTTTTATTACTCAATTCTTTGATAATAAGGAAGCCGCATACAATGCGACACTTGCGACACCACGTTTGCGAAAGATTGTTGATTCGGTCGGAAAGAATGAAAAGGTTGTATCATGGTTGAAGGAACGACCAGTTACTAATTTTTAGATCGTTTATATTTTTGTAAATCGGATGATGTTAGTTCATAACCCCAGTGAAGAAGAACTTGTCTAATAACTGGGCTTACTGAATAATCATTATATTTTTTCTTTTTTTGAATAATCATATTCATTAATCTTCTTCGAAATCTTCCATTGGGACCAGCTAAAGATTCCCACCTTTGAATTTGTCTTTCATCGTCGTCAATTCTTCTTCCTTGATAGAATCTACAATACCATTGAAACCAACCATAAGGATCTTGTTTTACAATCCATCCGCTACTTTCCCAATCTTGGAGAGATGATCCACATTTTACTTTATATTTATTTATTTTTTTATCGTAATCTGGTGAGATTACTTCTTTTTCAATATCTAAACCTTGAAACCAAGATTTGGGATATTCTTTGATTGCTGTTTTACCTTGATGCGTTTTATCTGTAACTGTTGATTTGATTGTTCTAAAGTAGGTTCCACCGAAAGCGCCCATTTGAAAAACTTGTTTAGGGGTTAAATTTGGTGTAAAATTGGGATAATCTTTGAAGGTTATTTTTTTTGGTGATATTTTCTTTTTTATTTTTTCATCTTTTTTAGGTTGATCTTTTTTATTGGACCTTTTCATATATAATATATAATATAATTATATAATGGTTTCAAGAAAACAAACAAAAAATAGAAATAAAAACAAAACAAGAAAACCGATACGAAGAAAAAGAGTAAAGTCATCAAAAATGAAGACAAGAAGTAAAAAAACACCACCAATGCGTAAAAAACATCGTAAAGCGAAAAAGGGAATGCCTAAAATTTTTGTAATCAATCTACGAAGGGATTTAGAAAAATGGGATAAATATCATAATGATTATGAAAAAGGTATGTTATCAAGATATTCCGCTTGTAATGGTATGGAAGTTAGTACAGCAAATCCATATTATGATCGTTTAAAGATAATGTGGAATGCTGGTGAAAAAAAGAGAAAATGTGGAGCGGGAATTTTGAATTCTCATATTAATTTGATTAAATTAATCGCAGATCATAAAATAGATCAAGCTTTGATTGTAGAAGATGATGTTGTAATTGATTACAAAAAATTAGAAAAGATGAATTTGGATAAATTACCACAAGATAGTTTAATTTATTTCGGAGGAGTTTTACATCCACCAACATCTTTTAAAGATAAAAATTGGAGTTATGAAAAAACGATTAAAAATTTTAAAAATGGGATTAATAAGATTGATTCAACGAAATATCGTATTTTCGGAGGATTTGGTTACTACATACCAAAATGGGAAATCGCGAAAGAACTATATGAAATTTTCGAACAAAAACCAAAATTAAAACCATTAGATACAGAAATGACATATTTACAAAAGAAAGGAATTATTAAATATTTTTACTATCCTGCGATGAGTTATTTACATATGGATGATGCTGCGAAAGGAATCCATGGTGCTGCTTACATTAAAAGAAATATGAAATATTATTAAAATATTTGTTACTAATATATATGGGAAGAAGTAGAGTTTTAACAAAAAAAATTCTTCGCAATAGAAAACAACAACGAACAAAACAAAGAAATACAAAAAGAAGAAAAATAAGATCTCAATTAAAAGAAAAAAGATATAAATCATCCGAAAAAAAAGATAAATATATTGAATATGATCTTTTTAATGGAAATAAATGGGATAATTATCGTTTAGGAGATGTAATTTATGGTTATTTTGCTTGCTGGGATAGTGTTTGTCTTCATAAAGATAATCCAAATGTAGAACATACATGCGAAAATATAGATTTTGATGTTGATGATGATTGGTGTCAAGGTCATAAAGATGTTTGGATGGATCCTAAAGATAGTGGAAAAACATATATTGAAAGCTTACATAAAAATTTCCCGCGTTCAATTGCGTCTAAATATGTAAAAGCTGTAGGTTATCCAAAATCATACAAAGTGGAAGATCATGAAACGATTGAGAATATATTTAGTAAATTTAAGTATAAAAAACCAGATCCATCTACGTTAGTGATTCATTTAAGATTGGGAGATACCGTCGCAAAAGATTATGGTCAAGAATATTCATATGATTTAAAATATTATGAAAAATTATTAAAAAAAGTAAGAAGAAATAAAAAAATAAAGAAAGTAGATATTGTAACGGGTCTTCATATTAATGTTTATGTAAAAGAGTCAAATGAAAGATTAAATCAAATTGTTCAGATGTTTTCAAAACATTATCCAGTTGAAGTTGTTTTAACAAAAAATCCAGATAAAGATTTTTACTATATGGCGCATAGTAAATATTTTGCGAATTCTGGTGGAGGGTTTTCATTATTGGTAACAAATTATTTAAAACACGATAAGAAAAATAAAATTTATGAAAATAAATAATTTAAAACGAATATTAGAACTATAAATAAATGCCACGAATAGAACAAAATGAAGAAACACTTCGTAAAACGCTTTTTGAAACAAAGGTAGAGAGAAGATGTAATTTATCAAATCGTTGTAAATTTTGTTTATGTTTAGCAGTTTCATTAATTGTCGCAACTGGTTATACAGCTTTTAACATATATTTAGTAGAAACAGATGAGGATGGGTCTAATATTTCCCTTTAGATTTGTATTTAAATTGACCATATCCGATTGATATTTTTTTTCTCCATAGTTTTGAGTCTTCATTGAAATTGATTGGTAGATTATCACATCCAATCCTTTTTCCAGATCTTAAAATCATTTTTTAGTATCATTAAATATTAGTATCAAATTTGAAATAAAGATAGTTAATTTTTAAAAAACGATAAAGATGGCATATGAATATGAGAAATATGTCACTACTCCTGAAAAGCTCAAAGAAACAATTGGTACTTATGGAGTTGGTATCATACCTGATGTGTTGAATACAGAGGAATTGTTAGGTATGAGGAATGGGATGTGGGATTATTTGGAACATGTTAGTCAGAAATTTGAGAAACCAATTTCAAGGAACGATGAAAAAACTTGGGTTGAATATGTAAAGATGTTCCCAAAACACTCAATGCTTTTACAGCAGTATGGTGTCGGACATTCTCAATTTGTGTGGGATGTTCGGCAAAATCCAAAAGTAGTTGATACCTTTTCAAAGTTATGGGAAACACCTAGTGATGATCTACTAACTAGTTTTGATGGAGCGTCATTTCACTTTCCACCTGAGATAACAAAAAGAGGATGGTATCGTAAAACCTGGTATCATACAGATCAAAGTTATTTTAGACCTGATTTTGAATGTGTTCAAAGTTGGGTTACTGCTTATGATGTTAATGAAGGAGATGCGACATTAGCATTTATGGAAAAAAGCAATACTCATCATAAAGAATTTCAAGATCATTTTCAAATAAAAGATAAATCAGATTGGTATAAGCATAGTGAAATAGAACAGAAATTTTACGAAGAAAAAGGATGTGAAGAAAAGAGAATCAAATGTAAAGCAGGTGCGATGGTATTTTGGGACAGTCGGACAATTCATTGTGGAACAGAAGCACAAAAAACAAGAGGAAAACAAAATATGAGAAATGTAGTTTATGTATGTATGCTTCCTCGTAAGCTAGCAACAGAAGCATCTCTACGAAAAAAACAAAAAGCTTTTAATGAACTAAGAATGACAACACATTGGCCACATAAACCGAAACTCTTTCCAGTTAATCCGCGAACATATGGAGCACCCTTGCCAAATGTGACACAAGTTGAAAAACCAAAGTTGACAGAATTAGGTATGAAAATATCTGGATTTTTAGATGATAATTAATCGCGACCTCTACAAATACAAATACTTAGTAATCCATAACAATATATATATAATATTATATAATATTTATATAATATGGACAAAGAAGAAAAAATTCAACATGTATTCAAAATATTACTTTATGGGATAGTATTACCTTATTTATTGTATACATCTTATGTGAAAAAAAATAAAATAGTTCTTTTTTGTGGATTCTGCATATTAGTTATCCATATTTATAAAGATTTTTATAATCCATTATGGAAATATCCTAAAATTCTAAAGATGTTTGGTACAATATGTGCTTATTTAATATTTATTTATGGTGATAATAATTATATTAAATTAATTGGATTATTAAAGTTAATAGGAGATACAAGAAAATATATTTTTCACAGTGAAAAATATTATTTTTAATAGTATTCAATTTTAAAGTTAGGGGGGGTATTTAAGTTTGTATCTGTCATTATCTTAATTAATAAATTACAATTATTTTAAAATATTATATTATATTATATTATATTATATTATATTATATGGGAACAAAAAAGAAAACAAAAAAGAAAACACCACAACAAAAGAAAAAAATAAAAAATAAAAAAGATGCTAAAAAAATTATAAATTTATTTAATTTATCATTACAACATATTAATAATGGATGGATTCCCGATGTATTTACTATGGATGATTCTATTTTATGGACATCTGGATATATAAAAACGGGTGTACGTCGCGGATGGAAACACTTACAAAATAAATCAACACCACTTGAAGTTGATTGTAATAGTTTATGTTTTACGATTAGTATTTTAAATTTTACAATTTTACAAAAAGCGTTTACAAAATTAAATATCCTTGAAAAACTGTATCTATTTTTCCTTTCATATTTATTAAATGAAAAAGATCAGAATAAAAAAAAAGTATCATTTGGATATGCGTTACGAAAAGCAAATATTAGGATAAAACAGTCAAAATTGAAATATGAAACGGATCTTAAAAATGAAGGAGAAGATCATCGAAAAACAAAACAATCACTGAAAATGCTTAATAAACGAATAAAACAAAAAGAAGAATTAATTCAAGCAAATAAAGATGATATAAGTATTGGATATGATTCTCCACTTATTTGGTCTTATAAAATCGATAAATGTAACAATATAGATTGTGAATATTTACATGAAGAAAATATGAAAAAAAGCCCTCAATTTGAAAAAGTGTTTAAAAAATTTTGTGAATATATAGTATTAATCTTTAAAGGGATTGTATGGTTAAATTTAAATGTTTATTTCGGGAAAGTAAAAAATCCATATAAAATGTCTATAATAAATGATACATTAAGGTTAAATATTAATATCCGTAAAGTGATGGGTACACAACAAAAAAATAATTTACTTTTATTTCCTACAAATATTTTATATGAAAATATACACCATTATACTAAAAAAGAAAAGGAACGATTATGTACAAAAGATGGTAAAAATGAACATATATGGGTATATAAAAATTTAGATCTCAAAAAGAAAAAAATACAAAAAGTTAGAATTGATCATCTTGAAAATAAACATTATATTGTAGGTTTAATGGATACAGCTTATAGTGGCCTTCGCGATGTCAAAATGACTAAATCTGAAAAGGTTAATGAGAATATAAAAATGATTGATGATTTTGTAAATGGTGTAACACCATTACCTGTATTAAAAAATGTTGTTAAAACAACAAAATCTTTTTTTGGTAAAGGTATATTAAATTTAGACGAAAATATTGATAATTCAATTACAATACATTGGTTGGTGATGCATAAATCTGTTATGAATGATTATATTACAAAATCCTACTGGAATATCTATTAAATGCTTAAAAAGATATTATTTAATAATATAAAAATGTATACAGAACAGCAATATGAAAATGATAAAAATATGATGTCAAAACAAGAACGTATGGTTCAAGAAAGATTTGAACAATTAATTAATATTCTTATAATTTATAAGCAAGAAAATAGAGATAAAGATGTTTATTTGACTGAAAAATGTGCGAATGAAGCTGTGAAGTATTATCAAGAAAAAATTTCACCACTCCTTAATAATTTAAAAAAATAAATATCTAATTTTTTAATAACTATGTCACAAGATTTAACAGAAATCAAAAAAGAACTGAAAAATTGCGAGGAAATTGATAGTCCTTATTTATTAGTTCAAGGGAGTAAAGTGAAATATATAACATTAAAAGATAAACAGGAGTATTTTTATATCGCAACTTATGTGAGAATGGGTGATAATAAAATTTTTGTGAAAAATGAAAAAAGTAAGATTTCGCCTATAACGCTTATTTATAAAGGTAAAGGCGGGAATCATATTTATAAAACACGATTATTTGTTGAAAAAGAGAATCAATGTGATGTTAATCAGATAGAAAATGAAAAGATTATAAAAAATCAACAAATGATCATTGAAAAGATGAATATAAGAATGAAAAAACAAGAAGAACTTATAAAACAGTTACATAGTAAGTTATTACAGATACAAAATAATCAATGAAGATATTTGTTTCTTAATAAATCAACAATTTCGTATAAGACTTGACAATCAATGCGATTATATTCTACAATATTTTTGATATCAATATATCTTTTTAGTGGTATGTTTTTTGTGTTTGCTTTACATATTTCTTTAAATTGGATCATTGAATCGAGTCCATTATCATTTTTGCCCCATGTTGTTTTTATTAATTTATTTTTGTATAAAGCTGAACCGATTGATTTTAATCCAAATTTAAAAACACCTTGAACGATGATTGGTTCAGTTCTAAAATAATCAAGAACATTGATTAATTTATATTGTGGAAATGATATTTCAGGATATTTACTATGAATATATTTGAAATAGTTATTTTCTGCGTGACCCCAATGATAAATGGATAATATATTATCATTGCTAATTTTTTGGAGTTTGGAGGCAAAATTTTGAATATTTCTTTTTTCTTCATTATTGGTGTATTTTTGAATGGTAAAATCGTAATATTTATCTTTGTAAATAAAACCTAGAATACCTATGATTGGTAAATCAAAATTATTTGTCATATTTTGTTTTTCATCAAATGATAAAAAACTTTCAACATCAAAGTAAATTCCGTTAAGATCATTTATTTTTGATGTAAAATCATTTGAGATATTTTTCCTTGGATAAATAAGAATATCATTTTGTTGATTCATATGAATCATTCTTTCTTGTATTTTTTTTTTCTTTGTTTCTTTAAGATTGATTAATAGATTAATATCATCCCAAGATGTAATTCCCATTTTTAAGAATCTACACCTTTCATCATATGATATATTCCATACAAGTGTAATTTCTTTTATTTGATTTGCGAGTGATATTTTTTCATTTTCCCAGTTACTTTCTTTATAATTCATATTGGGATATAGTTCATCATGAGTGGGTTTAGGTGTTATTTCCATTTTTTTGTAGTTTTTGATGAGATATTGTATCCATTGATAAGCTTTTTTGTATGGTTCTGTGATTGTTTCATCAAAATAGATATATCCTATAAATTTGTCTTTTGGTAAGTGTGTTTTTTGATAATAATATTCTTTTCCGAGCAAAAAACAAGGATATTTATGACCTGTTAAATGAAATAATGCTTCACGAAAAGAATACAAACTACATTTTTTATAAAGAATATTTCCATCATTTAAGATTGTTTTTAGATCTATTTTAAAATGTAATGATGAATAACTTACATTGATAAGTAGATAACCATTATTATTGGTTAATATATGAAAGGGTAAATTATCAATTTTGGGAAATAATTTTTTGAAAAAATCATATCTTATAACTATATCGCAATATGTGATCATATTTTTTGACGGATTATATAGTTTTGCTCCAATAATTAATGGATCATTATTTTTGATACTCGTAGTTGTTTGATCAATTGTGGAATATAATTTTAGATTAAGGTTACTTTTTTTGATGATATCTTTGAATAGATCTTCGCGATATTTATTTGATGTAGTTAAGATGTGATTCTTGTAATATGATTGATCGTCTTTTTTAAAATTTTGATATAAATGTGATTGTATCTCAAACCAATCACATAAAGGATCTTTTAAAATATGATTTTTTAAAAGACTAAAATTGATTTGTTTTGAAAAATATTCCATTTAATTTTAATTTTATAAAAAAAAACATTATTTTAATTTATCTTTTAAATTTTCATAATAGGTAAAATATTCACCATCAACAATAATATTTGATAAGATGTATTCATCATTATAAAACGTGTGATGAAATGATAAAACCCTACAATTATCATATTCATCATCTGTAAAGTAGATGTTTTTGCTTATTTTTCCAGGAGAATATTTTTGTCCGATAATTAATATACCGATACTATTTTCTTCAATTGTTTCATCGTATTTGATTGTATCAAGTATTGTTTCAATATCAAATAATGTAAGACGATAATCTTTATTAATTATTTTTTTATTTAATATTTCTTTTGTATAGTTATTTCCTAAATTTTTGTGTTTATTGATAATTTCATTTGAAATGTTTTCTATTAATATATCTTTTAGATTCTTAACATTGTAATTGATACCAATTTCATTAAGGGATTTTTCTAGAGCTAAAAAGTCATTATTTTTATTATCAAGATGAAATAATACGTTTGAATCTTCACCAAATAGTTGGTTAATGTAGAATGGGATTGTGTCAATTTTTTTCATAAGATATTTTTTTCTTTTTATTTCTTTATTTTGTCCAATATTTATGATAAAATCACTTTTTTTCTTAAAAATTTCTTCAAGGATATTTTCTTTATATTCGGAATAGGTATATAATATTTCTTTATCAGTTAAAAACTTACGAATATCATTCATATCAACTCTTTCTTCAACAATGTCCATAATGTTATCCACACCTAAAATGATTAATTTTTCAATAAATTTCCATTTTATTTTTTCAATTAGTAATTTATCATTATTATCTTTTTCTTTTACATATAATTTACATCCTCCATAATAGTTACATGGATATCTACATTTAGATTCATCTTTATTGATACATAATGAAATATATCTTTCCATTTTATGTTTTTCGTAATCATTTTCCTTCATAGGAATAAATATTTTTGATATATATTTATTTATTAGTTGATAAATTTTATCTTTTTTATCTTCTCTAACGATTATTTTATCTTGAATGATAAAATTAATTTGATCAATTAATTTAATTTCAAATGAAAGTTTTCCTTTTTTTTCTCCACTTTTGATGATTTCTACAATTTTACCAAAGATAGAGTAATTACCATAAGAAATATGTTGTTTTTCATCAACTTTTTGGATGTATTTTTTATTTTTATCGGTAATATATGTAAAATACCCTATTTCACCTTCATTGTAGAAAGTGTGGTCTTTTGCGTAACCATAAGCTTTTTCTTTTACACTTAATAATACTTTGATGATATGATGGAATGATAATTTAGTGATATATTCTTCATATTTCATATAATCGATTAATTTTTGTCTTTCATCATCAATATTTTTTGGGATATATAAACGACATTCAATTAGATATAGATCTAAACCATAAACTATATTTTGATTTGATTTAATTTTATTTTCTTCTATCTTTTCAATTGGTAAATAGGTTCCATTTTCAAATAAAATAGTTGTTACAATATCATCGTCATTTTTGTTTAATTCCGATATTTTACAATGTTCTTTGAATTTGGGAATATATTTCATTACATCATCATATTTAGGAAATTCGGTAAAGCTATAAATATATTCATATTCTCCGTTAGGAATTACAATTGGTTCAATTGGTATTATATTTCCTTTTTGAGTGATGATATATGAAACTTGCGAATAGTTATTAATATATAATTGTTTAATTTCATCATTATCATTTTGAATGATTGTTTTGTATTCAATAAAATTTTTATCGGTCGTTTCTTGAATTAAATCTTTAATAGTTTGATTTACATTTGATAAATTTTCATCAATGTAAACATCATTACGAAAATTAAAAACTTCATTAATTATATCATTTTCTTCATCGTAATAGCGATATAATATAGGTTCATAGTAGTTATTTCTTTTGTAAATATATCCAACTTTTTTGTTAATGTCATAATATTCTGATTTTTTGATACTTATTTTATCATCAATATTTTCGAGAATGATAATATTAACATCAAATAGTTTTACAACAACGGGAATGATATATGTATCGTCTCTATTTTCATTACTATTGAGATATTGTACATATAAATGTAAGGATAATAATAGATTGAAAAGATAGCTTGTTTCATTTGATTTGAAGTTAAAGTCATCAATTATTTCATCTTGAAGGGTTTTAACAGTTTTTTTCCCGAAATGTTGTTTTGTTTTTTCAAATGATAAAATTTTTCTGATATAATTAACATTTTCTTTTGTGATATCTTTGACTGGTTTACGGAAAGTTTGATGAATAATGGAGCACCTTTGAAATCTTTCAATATTTCTTTCTAAATTTTGGATAATAAATTGTATAAGTTGGGGTTCTGTGATTGTTTTTTTATTATCCACTAGAATTTTGAAATATGCTTGTAAAAAAGGAGAATAGTAGAAAGTGTAATCATTTTCATTTTGTTGAACACCTAATCTTAAAAATCCTGAATCTTTCTTTTTTGTAAATGTTTTTGGGCTTTGTCCGAAAAATTCCATTAAAAATGGATGAATATGAGCATATTTATTTTCTGTAATAGGGTCTTTATTTGAGATATAACCACCGAGTATTTTATCTCCTTCACTATCATCATCTTGATCATCATCTTGATCATCATTCTTTTTTTTCTTTTTCTTTGCTTTCGATTCATTAAAACAGCAAGGTAAACCATAACCTTTCGGGTGTAATAATTTGCTGTCTTCTGTTATTTTGGGAACAAAATAACTTTCATTTTCAGCGTCAACCCAATATCTATTTTCTCTATCTAAGATTGTTTTGGGTGTTTTACCTTTTGCGCTTTTTGGTAGTTTTTGTGGTATAATTTCATCTTTATCAACTGCGTCATGACGGATACTTAAACCTCTAGAGATATCCCAATATTTAGGACAGATATATTTTATATTTGGATCTCTTTTTGGAACAGATATTGCTTTTGAATATGATTTTCTACCAGAACCATCTTCAACCGATTCATTGATTCTTTCAAGTTCTTCTTCGGTTACAGCGATTGGTTGACGATTATCAGTCGCACCGCAAAGTTTCGCATAACCATAATCTTGACCATTTTTTTGTTTTTTCCTGGATTTCCAACCTTTAAAAAGTTCAGGATCATATTCTTTTAATCGTTTTAAATAGTAGCTTCTGATATCGTATAATTCTTCTGCTCCGCCAAATTGATCCATATCAATTTCTTCTTCTGAATCATCTGAATCGGAATCATCGTCATCTAAAAATTCTCTTAATCTAAGTAGATCATCATCATCTTCATCTGTATCATCATCTGTATCATCATCTGTATCATCATCTGTATCTTCATCTGTATCTTCATCTGTATCTCCTTTATCAAAAAGATCAATTAATTGATAATTTTTTTTGGTGAAATAAGTAAGGTATCTTTTATCATCATTAATGGTTTTTTGATACATACTTAACATTGTTTTGATAAACATCATCATTCTTATAAATTCATTCAAAGATTTAATACTATTGATTTCAATAATTAATTCATCCTTTGGAGACACACTTATGATTATTTCAGAACCTGATTCATTGATTCTTTTCTTTAATGATTGTCCTTCATCCATTTTCATTTTACTAAGTTCTTCCCATGATTCATATTCTCTCCTTATAATATCAATGTCTTTATTAAAATCAATACTTATTTTTTGAATGATAATTTCTGGATCATCATAAATGACCTTGTATGTTTCAATTGCGGATTGAATTGCTGAAAAATTTGCGTAATTATCAACCCGTTTATATTTGCCAATTATCTTTTTCTCTTCAATTTCAGTTTCTTCAATAGATTTAACACGGAAATACATTGGAAAGTTGTTCATAAAAGTTGTAAACCATTGATCCCATTTAGGGAAATATTTTTTCTTTTTTTCAAACAGTTTGTTATCAAAGCTTGACGCACAATTAAGAAAGTCTAATTTTGTATCTAGATATTGATTTTCAAAGATATCTTTTTCAAAGGTATTGATCAATTCAAATGAGTAAAATTCTCCATCATTTAATTCTTCAATCAATTTATTACAATCATTAATCAATATTTTAATAATATCTTCATTCATTAGTTTGTAATTGTTTTCAATAATACATTCAATATCCCCGTTCATATGAATAACAAGTGTTGAATAAAGATCTAAATCTTCATTATAAATTTTGAATAAGATTACATTATCTTTATGTAGATATTTGAATGTGTTATCTTCTTGGATATTATAGCTTTCAGACCAACCTTTACATATTTTTTGTGTGATAAATGTTTCATCATTTCTTTCATATCCTGTATATACAACCGATGGTTTATATAATTTATGAAAAGCATCATCATGAGAATCTAAAAGTAGTTTAATGAAAGGGATATCTTTTCTTAGGATGAAATCGGTAAATAATTTAGATAAATGAATGATATTTTCCATACCTGGTTTGACATTTCTGCTTATTTTCATTAGTGTTAGGGTGAAATTTTTACATTGAATTTCTTCTTCAATATTTTCTTTAAAAAAGTCACCTTCAATTGTGTAGATACCTCTGTCATAATTTTCAAGTAAATATAACATTTTCTTTTTATCTTCTGATCTTTTTGTGTAATTTTCTTCATCATTGTAGTTGAGTAAATTTGGGAGAGTTACTTTAGGCCAGTATTTATAAAGAATACCATTGACAACTGATTTGTAATGTAATGATTCATTTAAAATACTTTCATCAACGGCATAATTAAATGTATCAAAAAGATCATTTTTATCTAGATATTCTTTTAAACTAAAGAAATGAATAATATTATCTCTTATATTGTAAGTATCAAAAAGAGTTAATAGATTGTTTTCAATTAATTTAGGAATTTTATCACCATTTTCATTGATGAAGGATGTTTTTTTGACACTTTCTATATTTTTTTGATAAATTTCATCATATTCTATGTTCGGATCTGAATAGTTAAAGCCAAGAGGGAGAAACTTTTTATAATTAATATCATAGAAATAAGCATATAAATATTGATAAGTAATATCATCAGTATCATCGTAACAGTTTTTTACTATTTTATTAAGAACAGTTTCAACAGTATCATCTTCATTAATAATATCATTGATAAACTGGATATCATTTGATTTATCAAGATACATTTTATCAACGATAAAATCAGCTTTTTCATCCATATCATCCGTTTCTTTTCCATAGAGATAATCATATAATTTATCAATTTTTCCTGGATGGATGTCATCAAAGTAGTCATTTTTATTTTTATAGTTTTTTTTGATACCATTGATTATATTTCTGATGTAGGGGTTTTTACCAACAAAGAGATAGCATTTGTTGTCAACTTCCGAAATACATTTTATAAAACGTTTTTTAATACGAATATCATTACAAAAAACACTTTCCATATATAATTATATTCATTTTTATTTTCAGTAAATTATACTTAATTAAAATTCTTATAAGGAGTTGAATTAATCTCCATTCCGCAATAATCAACTGGATTTTTGCCGTAGTCTTCAGGTATATAAATTCCAATTTTTTCACCTTGTTCAAGTAGATATGCCATATTATCCCAAAATTTGGGTGTGTGTCCAACTTCTTCAGTCATGACATGAGATAATTCGTGAATAAATACAAAGATGATAATATTATCATCTATAAAACTGTTATCTGGTTGTCTTACACACATTGAAATTTTTTCACCTTTGTTGACGGAGTAAGAGGTATATTTCGCATCTAACCCTGTTTCTGATAATTGATCGGGATTATAACGTTTTTTTAATCTTTTAATACCTTTTCGGTCATCTTCTTCTAGTGAATCAATTAAAGAGATTATTTTTTTATTAATAGTTGCTAATTTATCAGCAGCAGCTTGAGCATCGGGTATTTTTCTTACAATATATTTTCTTCCATCAATAGATGATTTTACTTGTGTTATTTCTTGGTTCTTTTTATAGATACCATTCACAACATTGAAAATTATAAATATGCTTAAAAAAAATAGAAGAAACTCTCTCATCTATAATATTATCTGTATATTAAAATTTGATTTTTTTGAATTAACTTATTTAAGCAACAATCAATAATATAGATTATAATGGAAAAACAAACCTATCAATTTCATATTATTGACTTACAATCGGATGATATACCTCTTAATGATGGTGAATATGGTAAAGATTTTGTAATCACTATTTATGGAAAAACAAGCGAAGGAAAAAATGTAGTTTGTAATGTGGTTGGTTTTAAGCCATACTTTTATATGAAGATACCAGATAATTGGGGTATTCCAACAATCCGTTCATTTTTGAAAACTATTTCTTATTTCTCAAAAAATGGTAAATCTAAAAATACTTGGAATAGTTGGAATGGAAACTATGAACAAGATTTACTTTCAAAAAGTAGAAATTATCAGTTTTATGGATATAATTATGATAATGAGACAGATAAGATAAAAAAATATAATTTTGCGAAAATATCCTTTCAAAATTATGGAGATATGAAAAAATGTATTAGTGCGATTCAAGACTTTTACAAAACAAATTTAACACTGATTGAAAAAAATACATTTATTAGTTCTTATAATGGTAAAAAAGAACCACAATTTAGAAATTTGGATGGTAAGGTTAAAAAATGGTTTACACAAGAACATAATTGTGATTGTATCGCTAATTTATATGAGTCAAAACTTCATCCTATGTTAAGATTTCTACATGAGAAAAATATTAATAGTTGCGGATGGGTAGAAATAAATGTAAATCCAACAATGATATCTACAACAGAGACTAAAAAATTTAATGTTGAGGTTGAGGTTGAAAATATTACATTGAAGAGTATTCAACCAATTGATGTAGATGAAATTGCTCCATTTATCATATGTTCATTTGATATTGAATGTGATAGTTCTCATGGAGACTTTCCAAATCCGAAGAAAGATTTTAAGAAATTAGCGATTGATATTCATGAATCTTACTTTAGAAATGGGTATAATTTCAATACACATACCTATGATTTTAAGATTAAAACAATCAAAAAGATGATACAAGATGCTTTCAAAGATGGATCAAATGATGTTCAAAATATCTTTACTGAAAATGGAACATATTCTGAAAGTAGTTTTAGTAGTATCACAAATGTATTTACAAAAGAATTTATTGAACTATTGGATAATTCAAAAGAGAATACTAAAGCAAGAGATAAGATGATTACAGATATGGGTATTATCTTTGATAAATTTAAAAATGATAATGGTGAGAATATAGTAATTAAAGGTGATCCAATTATTCAAATTGGTTCAGTATTTCACCGTTATGGAGATCAAAAAGCCTATAATCGTTCAATTATTGTAATAGGTAATGAAGATAAACCCGATGAAGAAATATGTGATGATATAGAAGGAGTGACAATTTACAGATGTCAAACAGAGAAAGATCTTCTATTGAAATGGAAAGATTTAATGTTGTATCATAATCCAGATATAGTAACTGGATATAATATCTTTGGTTTTGATTTTGATTATATAAATAAGAGGGTCGAATATTTATTTCCACATAATTCTGGTTGTAAGAAGGGATATGGTGGTAGATATAGATGTTGTGCTAAATGTCCTCAAAATGACTTTTATAGGATTGGAAGGTTGATGAGAAATAGAAATTCAGATATAATTGAAGAAATGAATGATGATGTTAATACTGTTAAAACAACCGCTGGTTATTATAATAATTACTGGGAAAAGAAATGCCAATTTACAAAGAAAGAGCTTTCCTCTTCTGGATTGGGAGATAATATCTTAAGTTATATTTCAATGGATGGCCGTGTTGTATTTGATATTCAAAAAGAGATACAAAAAGGTCACGCATTGGATTCTTATACATTGGATAATGTTTCCGCTCATTTTATGAAGGGTAAATTAAGTATTAAATTTAGAACATCCGAATATACTGTAATTGAAACAGATAATATTGGTAATTTGAAGAAGGGCGATTATATTTCAATTAATCTGAATACAAAGTTTGGATTGATGAAGCATCAATCTGGTAAAAAGTATAAGATTCTAGCCGCAAATGTAAAAACAAAATATATCCGTGTTGAAGGATGTATCAAATTCAAAGAGTATAAGAAAGATACAATTTCAAGAGAATGGTGTTTATCAAAGGATGATGTATCACCACAAGAATTATTTCAACTTCATAAAAATGGAGGTGCTACTGGAAGAGCTAAGATAGCCAAATATTGTATTATGGATTGTGAACTTTGTATTCATCTATTATTATTACAAGATTTGATACCAAATAATATTGGTATGGCGAATGTTAGTTGTGTTCCACTTTCGTATATTTTCCTACGTGGACAAGGTATTAAAATCTTTTCACTTATGACAAAAAGATGTGATTTAGAAAAAACACGTATTCCAACATTGAAAGGATTTAGTGATTCTGATGGTATGAATGATGGGTTTGAAGGTGCGATTGTCCTTGAACCAGAACCAGGTATTTATTTGGATGATCCTGTATCAGTTCTTGATTATGCTTCATTATATCCAAATTCTATTATTGAAAAGAATCTTTCACACGAAACATATATATGTTCAAAAGATGATATTGATAAAAATCCTGAAAAGTATCAATATCTAGAAAAAGTACCTCATTATATTATTTCATACGATGATTATATTTATCAGAAAAAGGGAAAAACAGTCCATAAGATAAAGGCTGATACTCAAACAACATGTTATTTCGCGAAGCCGAAAAATGATAAAATTGGGATTGTTCCAACTATTTTGAAAAGTTTGTTGGATCAAAGAAAGCAAACGAGAGCATTGGCTAAGAAAACACCTGATGAAAATAAGAAAAAGGTTCTTGATGGTTTACAGAAGGCTTACAAGGTTACAGCTAATTCAGTTTATGGTCAAATGGGTGCTAGAACCAGTTCAATGTTCTTTAAGAAGATCGCCGCATGTACAACATCAATTGGGAGAGAAAGAATATATGATGCCGCAAGTGGTGTAAAAGAGTGGGCACTTGAAAATGATTATAAACCACCCGAAGTTGTGTATGGTGATACAGATTCAGTATTTGTAAAGTTTTCAAGAGAAAAAAAGAATGAAAATGGTGAATGGGAAAAACTAGTTGGTAAAGAAGCACTACAGTATTGTATTGATTGTGGAATTAAAGCTGGAGAGTGGATAACTGAAAGAAAATTTAGAGCAAATGGTCCTCAAGATCTGGAATATGAAAAAACCTTTTATCCATTCATCTTAATTTCAAAAAAGAGATATACAGGTGATAAATATGAATATTCTGCTGATAAATTAAAGGAAAGAACTTCAATGGGTATTGTAATGAAGAGAAGGGATAATGCGCCAATTGTAAAGTATGTATTTGGGAATGTGATAGAAATAATTATGAATCAAAAAAGTGTTGATCTAGCAATTGAGTGGTTGAAAAATACACTTCAAAAAATTAGCAAAGGAGAATTAGATACATCTATGTTTATAATTACTAAATCTTTGAGTGGATATTATAAAAATCCTGAAGGTATTGCACATAAGGCACTTGCTGATCGTATGGCCGAAAGGAATCCAGGTAATAAACCTAAACCAAATGATCGTATCCCATATATGTATAGGGTATTACCCGATGATATGTTATATGATTTTAACAATTGTTATAAATCAGGTGCTAGAAAGGGTCAACCGCGTGAAAAAAAGATACTTCAAGGAGACAGGGTTGAACATCCTGATTACATTAAAGAAAAAAATCTGAAAATTGATTATTCATTTTACATTTCAAATCAAATTATGAATCCAGTAAAACAAGTTTTAGACCTTGATAAGGATGAAGAAGATACTAAGACAATATTTACATCATATATGTAAAGTAGAAATCTGATTCAATGTTAATTTTTATTAATATTTTTGTTAATTAACATACATACTATTTCAAATAAGGCCATTTCAAGAGGATTATTAATCATTAACTTACAAAGTTTATCATAATCCATAAATTTTCGGATATCAATGTCTTTTTTTTCTATAAAAATATCCATTTCATTTACTATAATTCTTTATTTTATTTGTGTTTGATTGATTATAAATATTTATAATATTATATTAGTATATATGGGAGGAGGATTAATGCAACTCGTAGCTTATGGTTCGCAAGATATATATTTAACTGGAAATCCTCAAATAACATTTTTTAAAATAGTCTACAGAAGGCATACAAATTTTTCAATGGAATGTATTCAACAAACGCTCAATGGTATTACAACACTTTCTGATACATATAATACATCCGCAACTGTGACAATTTCTCGTAATGGAGATTTATTAAGTCAGATATATGTAAGGTGTGATCAAAATACAAGTGATGGAATAAATGGTGATTATTTAGTTGAAGAAGTTGAAATTGAGATTGGAGGACAAAGGATTGATAAACATTATAGAGAATGGAATCAAATTTGGACGGAGTTAACAACTCCAGAATCAAAAGTAGATGGGTTTAAATATTTAACAGGTGGATATTCAAATACTCTTGTAACAGGAGGACTTGATGCTGTTGGAGGAACATCACAGCAATCTATTATGTATCCATTACAATTTTGGTTTTGTAGGAATATCGGATTAGCTTTACCATTGATCGCTTTACAATATCACGAAGTAAAACTACAATTTATGTGGGGAAGTGGTGCAGCAGCCGATGGTATTAGTCGTTCAACTGAGAATGCTGTAACACCTAATGTCGAAGTGTGGTGTGATTATATTTACCTTGATACAGATGAACGTAGGCGTTTCGCTCAAGTATCACACGAATATTTAATTGAACAACTACAAATTCAAGAAGAAGGATCATCTAAATCAACGATTAAATTAAATTTTGATCATGCTGTAAAAGAATTAATATGGACGGTTCCAACAAGTACAACCGAAGCAAATACTGTTATATCTCAGCAAATCAAACTTGAGCTAAACGGCCATGACCGTTTTGCTTTTCAAGATAGAGAATACTTTCAGATTAAACAACCATTAATTCACCATAGTGCTGTTCCAGGTTACAATATTAAAGAAATGGAAAATCCAAAAATGCTTGTAAATCCTATAAAATTACATACAACCGCCGCTAAAGCTGCTGCCTCAGCCGCAGATACATCAAATCCTTTAGCGATTGATATTGATGGAGCTACCGCAAATAAGCATATCAGTTTATTTTCATCAACAATTAAACCCAAAGTTGGTGATATAATTACGATATCCCATACAACAAATACAGGTTCCGATGTCACAAATTCCGCATCATATACATCTTGTATTAAAGCTGTTACTTTAACTGCGACAAATACATATGCGATAACATTAATAGAAAATATCACAGCACCTGGGTATGATACAGCATCCTCCGATGAAGTAACATTTACAATTATTGCGAGAACTCAAAATCCTCAATCAAGATGTTCTCAACTTTCGCGAGATATTTTTGTTTTTTCATTTTCTCTAAATCCGGAAGATCATCAACCAAGTGGAACATGTAATTTTTCAAGAATTGAATCATCTAAGTTATTATTAAGTTCCGCCGGTATTATAAGTAATATTTATGCTGTAAATTACAATGTTTTAAGAATAATGTCCGGAATGGGTGGATTAGCGTATGCGATATAAGAAAATAATATTTCAAATAGTATATGGCCGGAGGCATTATTCAACTTGTATATGTTGGTAAAGAAGATTTACATCTTATGGGTAATCCAGAAGTTACTCTTTTTAAGGCAGTTTATCGGAGACATACAAATTTTTCAATGGAATGTGTTCAACAAACGGTGAATGGTTCTTCACAGATATCTACAACTGAATCAGAAGGAAGAGTTACTGTTTCAAGAGAAGGAGAACTTTTACATCGTGTTTATGTAAAATGTGATCAAGATAATACACACGGAATTAATGGAGATAAATTAATTTCAAAAGTAAAAGTAGAAATTGGTGGTAAATTGATAGATGAACATACGGGTGAATGGTTACAAATTTGGAATGAATTGACAGTTCCAGAATCAAAAAAGGACGCATTTAAATATATGTCAGGAGGATTCTCAAATACACTTGTGACAGGATCAGAAACAAATCAACAATCAATTATCGTCCCATTACAGTTTTGGTTTTGTAGGAACATTGGATTGGCATTACCAGTTATGTCATTAAATCACCATGAAGTTGTATTAACATTTACTTGGGGAAGTTCTCAAGCAGTGAAAGGGACCGGTGTAGGTAGAAAACCAAATACAGGAGCTACACCTACATGTGAAGTATGGTGTGAATATATATTTTTAGACAAAGAAGAGAAAATGAAATTTAGAAGAACACAACAAGAATATTTAATAGAACAATTACAGTATCAACCAGAAGGATTATCTGCCGCAACATACGAACTACATTTTAATCATCCAGTGAAAGAGATTATTTGGACCGATAGTAATTCAATTACAAATCAAAAAGCGAGATTACAATTAAATAATCATGATCGTTTTGATGATCAAGATAGAGAATATTTTCAAATTAAACAACCATTTGACCATCATACAGCTGTCCCGGGATACAATATTAAAGAAGTTGATGAACCAAAATTAATTTCTCCTTCAATTGAAATTTTTAATGGAAGATATCATGATACAACTGTAGGGGCTCCTTCGGGCGCGAATGATGGAGGAGTGGCTATAATAACAAATACAAATATAACATTTCACGCAGATCAACTTTCAAGTGGTGTTTCAGTTGGAGATTATTTAAAAGTGGGTGATTTATTAATGATCACTACATTTATTATTGGAATGGGAGTTTCTGGAAGTTCATTTAGTGTTGTTCGGGTAACTAGTTTAACAAGTACAGTTGTTACATTTGAAAATTCACATATTAATTATGATACAGGTATTACTCCATCAACATCTATAGGGATAACCGAATTTGATAAAGTTGCTTTAACTCCAACAACTGGGAATGGAGGTGATTTTATAATTATTAATTTAATTGGAAGAGTTCAAAATCCATTTTCAAGATGTTCTCAATTATCAAAAAATATTAATGTATATTCATTTGCTTTGAATCCTGAAGAACATCAACCAAGTGGAAGTTGTAATTTTTCAAAAATAGACAAAGCAAATTTAATATTAAGTTCATCAGCAACGATTGATAATATTTATGCGATAAACTATAATATCTTGAAAGTAATGTCAGGAATGGGAGGAGTATTATATACTGGTTAAAATTTTTAATTTACGTATTTTTCTGAAATTTTTTTCTAAGCTTAAATTATAAAACAATGGGTGGAGGATTAATGCAACTTGTCGCTTATGGAGCACAGGATATCTACCTTACGGGTAACCCACAGATCACTTTCTTCAAGGTTGTGTATAGAAGACACACTAACTTCTCGATGGAAACCATCGAACAGACGATTAATGGTTCTTCTACTAACGGTGGAACTGGAACTGTCACTATTTCCCGCAATGGCGATTTAGTTACCAAAGTTTATGTAACTGTCGACTCCGCCACCGCTTTGGCATCAGGTGGAAATACTATTATTGATAATGTTGAACTTGAAATTGGTGGTCAGAGAATTGACAAACAAACAACTCAATGGAATCAGATCTGGGCTGATTTATCGACCCCTGATTCAAAGGCTGCTGGTTACCAATGCATGACTGGTGGTTGTGTAAACGCTCAAACATACGGTGTTGGTCAAATTCAGGTCCCACTCAACTTCTGGTTCTGCCGTAATCCGGGTCTCGCTTTACCTTTAATTGCCCTTCAATACCACGAAGTCAAGCTTAAGTGTCTGTGGGGTGCTACTGTCGGAACAAGAAAGGTTGTCTGTGATTACATCTACCTTGACACCGATGAACGCCGTCGTTTCGCACAGGTTTCGCACGAATATCTTATTGAACAAATTCAAGAACAGAATGCTGATGACTCGGGTTCTTTCAAGCTCAACTTTAACCATCCAGTTAAAGAATTAATCTGGACATCAAATGCCACTAACTCATATGTGACTGCTCAGCTTAAGCTTAACGGACATGATCGCTTCTCTGAGCAGCAGGAAGAATACTTCCAGTTGAGACAGCCACTTGACTACCACACGGCTGTCCCTGGTCAGAATATTGTATTGTCTAATAGACCTCAGATGCTTGCTACTCCATTAGATAGTGGTATAACTAGTGAAAATGATGCCGCCGCGGGGGTGACTGCTGTTACTATGACAACTACTACAATAACGTATGATGCTACCCCCTCTGCCGGTGAAATTACTACTATTAATTCTATTTATAGATTAGGTGATATTTTTGTTACATCGATTGAACCTGCATCTGCTGCGGGCACTGTTTCGGGTGGTCTACAACATACTGTAACTGGTATTGTTGAGGCGGCAGACAGTACCGCTGCTGTTATTACATTTACACCTGCATTAGAAGCAACCCCAACGTCCGGCGACGCTATGCAATTATTTATCATTGCTCGTGTCCAGGACCCTGTATCCAGAACGGGTTCATTAACTACTAAGCTTAATGTCTACTCCTTCGCACTTAAACCCGAGGAGCACCAGCCATCTGGAACCTGTAACTTCTCCAGAATCGACACCGCCAAGCTTGATATTGGAACTGCTGGTGGTATGACAACAACTGACATCATCTACGCCGTCAACTACAATGTCCTCCGTATTATGTCTGGTATGGGTGGTCTTGCGTATTCCAACTAAATAATTAATTATCTTTTCATAATTCTTTTTTTCAATAAATAATAAAATTTATTATTTAATTTTTTTTCCTTGATATATATTATAATGGGGGGAGGTTTAATACAACTTATAGCTTATGGAGCTCAAGATATGTACCTTACTGGAAATCCACAAATAACATTTTTCAAGGTTGTTTATCGTAGACATACAAATTTTTCAATAGAAAGTATTCAACAAACAATTGAAGGTGATCAAAATACAGGAGGGGATAAAGGTGAAGTAAAAGTATTTCGTAGTGGTGATTTAATTCATAAAATATATGTTACATCATCAACATCGGGTATTACAGCCGGCGATGATATAGTTCAAAAAGTAGTCTTACAAATAGGAGATGATATAGTTGATACTCAAGAAAAAGAATGGAACCAAATTTGGTCAGAATTAACAACACCTGAATCAAAAGCATTGGGATTTAAGAATATGATAGGATCAATTTCAAATAATCTTTCTAAAACAGGAACTTTAGGAGTAGATATGGTTCAAGTCCCCCTTCATTTTTGGTTTTGTCGTAATCCAGGGTTAGCTTTACCTATTATTGCTTTACAATATAATGAAGTTAAGTTATTATTTACTTGGGGATCATCTGTTGGAACAAGTGCTGAATGTAAAGTTTTTGTAGATTATGTTTATTTAGATACAGATGAAAGAAGAAGATTTTCTCAAGTATCTCACGAATATTTGATTGAGCAAATTCAAAGACAACCCGCAAATTCAACCGGAACAATTAATCTTGATTTTAATCATCCTATTAAAGAGATAATTTGGACGTCTTCATCAACAAATACATATGGAACCGCGCAATTAAAATTCAATGGATTGGATAGAATCTCAAGTATGGAAGAAGAATATTTTCAATTACGACAACCAATTGACCATCATACATCTGTTCCAGGAATGAATATATTATTAGATGATAATCCTAAAATGTTAAATAAACCAATTAATTTTTTTGGTAATATAGGAATATCTACTGTTGTTAGTGCAACACAGCCTATTTCAGTTAATAAATTTAAAGTGGAAGGATCAACAAGTATAATAAGTTATATGGCATCAAATGATCCAGGTATTCGCTTGGGTGATATTATAGCTCTTGATTATAATTTTACAAATAAAAATGCTAGTTCAGGTGGTAGTATTTCTCCATTTTTTCAAGTGAGTGAAATTACAACCGCATATGTTGATGATTCAACAACTGCTGTATTTAAAGTAAATTCAGAATCAAATCAATTGGTAGATTCATTGGCTGGGAATGGAAGTATATATATTGTTGGACGTGTAGATGATCGTAAATCAAGATGTTCAAAACTAGATAAAAAAATAAATTTATATTCATTTGCTTTGAAACCTGAAGAACATCAACCAAGTGGGTCATGTAATTTTTCCCGTTTAGACAATGCGAAATTAAGTACAGCAAGTGGTCTTTCATCAAGTGATAATATTTATGCTGTCAACTATAATATCTTGCGAATTATGTCCGGAATGGCTGGACTCGCATATTCAAATTAAATTCAAATTAAAATTTAATTTACGTATTTTTCTGAAATTTTTTTCTAAGTATAAGTTATAAAAACAATGGGAGGAGGATTAATGCAACTTGTCGCTTACGGAGCTCAGGATATCTACCTTACGGGTAACCCACAAATCACTTTCTTTAAGGTTGTCTACCGCAGACACACTAACTTCTCTATGGAGTCTATTGAACAGACATGGAACGGCTCTTCTACCACAGACGGTCGTTGCACAGCAACTATTTCTCGCAATGGTGATTTAGTTCACAAAATGTATTTAGAACTAACAGCAGCAACTACATTTGATGATCCGAATCCCGGATATCATTTTATGAATAGTGTTGAATTAGAAATTGGGGGTCAAAAAATTGATAAACATTTTGGACACTGGTTGGAAGTATGGGCAGAATTAACACAACCGAATGAACTGGGTATTTGCTCCAATGGGGCGGCCGCTAATGAAAATATTCAAACCAACTGGCAAAAAATGACTGGGACTGGTGGTGTTGAAACTGCCGCCCTTAATGCCCTTTTTCCAATATTATATGTCCCCCTACAATTTTGGTTTTGTCGTAACCCTGGACTCGCTTTACCATTAATCGCCCTACAATATCACGAAGTTAAGGTTATTTTAGATCATCATATTGTTGGTTCTACTACTGGTGCTGTTACAAACAAACTATGGTGTGATTATATCTACCTTGATACCGATGAAAGACGTAGATTTGCACAGGTTTCTCATGAATACCTCATTGAACAGGTTCAACACCAGACTTCGGCCTCAGGGCAAAGTTTTGATTTGAATTTTAATCACCCTGTTAAGGAAATTATATGGACTGGAGCCTTCACCACAACCGCCGGATCTACGGCGCGCGCAGCTGTAGCAGACGGCAATTGGAACTTAAAACTGAATGGTCATGACCGCATGGCCCAGCGTGATACTAAATATTTTACAAGAGTACAAGTTAGAGATCATCACACTGGCCCTGGGGGACTTGTAGCCACAGCTTCTTCATGCGCTGATGACATTAAGTTTAATAGAACTAACGATAGTATAGCTGTATACTCATTCGCTTTAAAACCAGAAGAACATCAACCCTCGGGAACGTGTAATTTCTCACGAATAGATAACGCGCAATTAAATACAACAGCCTCAGCAGCAGCACACGAAGTATATGCTGTTAACTACAATGTGCTTCGTATCATGTCTGGTATGGGTGGTCTTGCTTACTCTAACTAAATTACTATTTCCCAATTTCTATTATTCATAATATCAACTAATTTTTCTAATCTTTCTTCTAAAACTTTAACTCTTTCTTCTAAATCACTTTGATTTTGAGATGTAACTTCAGTTGAATTTTCTTCAACATCAGTTACTTCTTCTTGAACAACTTCTTCCACTTGTTCTTCCTCTGGCTGCTCCACTTGTTCTTCCTGAACAACTTCTTCCACTTGTTCTTCCTCTGGCTGCTCCGCTTCTTCTTCCTCTGGCTGCTCCGCTTGTTCTTCCTCTTGCTGCTCCGCTTGTTCTTCCTCCTCTGACTGCTCCTCTTCTTCTTCTACTTCCTGCTCTGTTTGTTCTTCTTGAAATTCTTCAACTGTTTCGGTAAGATCAAGGGTATTTGTTTCGTCACTCATTTTATATTTAAACATATAAAATAATTTTAAGTAATTAAAAAAAAAATTTATAAATTGATATTAAAACTTATTTGAATAATTGTGGAAAAGCAATGTTCGCGGCACCGGCCAAACCAACCGCTACAACAGCATAAACGGTTGGGAATACACATCCAATTGTAAAATAGTCTAATGCTTGTTTTTTTTCAAGATTTTTAAGAATTTCATTTTCCCTTACTTCAAAATTATTCATTCGTTGATTTAATGAGGAAGACCCCTGGATCAGCGTTCTCTGATTCATTTTGACAGCGTTGAGCTGCGAGTGAATGGTCGTATCAAATTGCGCATTAATTCTGTTTTCATCACTCAACCTTCTAACTCTATCTTCTAGTTCTTCAATCTTTTTGTTTTTACTAGTTACGCAAGTATGGAGGAAATTTATCCTATTTTCTGTATTTTCGGTAAGTTTCACAAGTTTGAACTCAAGTTCAAGTATTTTATCATCTCCTGAATTTTTGTCAGAAAGGTTGTTGTAAAGTTTTTCAGCGAATAAATCACCAATATCTTCATATGAACATTTCTCAATATATGCTTGCTTCCATGATTTGTGTGTAATATCATTTCCTTTAATTTCATATTCACTTAAATGATCAACTTTTTTCCAAGAATAATAAACACGGTCACTCCACTTTTTATCTTCCTCTGAGAAATCATCCCAATAACTTGAATCTTTTTCCGGAAAGATAAGATTCAATGCGTCATTTCCCATTGATCCACCAAAACCATCTTCTGGACTTGAACCACTCCATCCTTCACCTTTATGACCCGAATCGTAACACCATACTTGTGGTTTCTTTGTCACTTTATCTATCGCCAGTATATATTGCCGTACAAATGGAGAACCCCATGATCTTGCGATACGATCTTCTATACACGTATCAAGTATCCACATCGCAACAACATCTCTATCCATACTTACTTTCTTTCCATCAATGATTTCACCAACCATCAATGTAATTCCATCCTCCTCCGTCCATTTTAAATCTTTCACCTTCAGTCCAGTAAACATCGTTCCAAAGAAGTTTCAACTGATCCCTTCCTTTTGGGAAAGAGTCCTTTGTTTCAAATGTAACGAAATGTTTTACAGGCATCTTGTATGTTTGATATTTAACAAAAAAGATAATCAAATTTTAAATACCTAATCTAACAGTACGGTTCCCAGTTTACTTCTCCTAATTTTTTGTTTTCGTCAATATACCTACACTTCATTCTTTTTGTTTTGATCTTTTTCTCATGATTAGCCCCGCGTCCTGTTGGACGTTCATATCCACCTACTTCATATTCATTGAAGTTGAGACGTAGTGTTGGATATGGAATTTCTGAGAAAACTTGCCAGTCTAGATGGACTGAAGGATCCTCAACAAATCCAAAACCCGTATACCACTCAATGAGCTTCTTTTGACTTTCTTTACCTTTTTGATAGTTTTCTCCGCCATATTCTTGGACAAGAGGATTTTCAGGTACAGGTGTCTTCTTTTCTTCATTTTCATAACTTGTTCTTCCAAGACCAACTTTCCTCATTTGTTCTCCATTCCAACTGGGAACAATCCTCCAAGTAACTAATTTTGGAGATTTCCAATCATCTTCTTTCTTTTCAAATCCTGTGTATGCGTAAAAGTATTTTTCTGTTTCTTCGCGAATGTATTTTTCGTCAACGTTATAGTAAGGCACACCTGAAGGATATCTCCTCATCGTTTTCCTCCAAAGTTCGTGTGAGATGATATCCATAACATCATTAGTGGGATACCATACTTCTTCTTTAATATCGTAACCTTCATATTCATCTTCATCTTCATCTTCATCTTCATCTTCATCTTCATCTTCATCTTCATCTGATTCAAAATTCAATCCCGCGTATTCGTTTGATACTTCAAGGATGATATCATCGTATTCGCAATCTCTTGCGATACGAATAACAGCATCCATCATATCAGAACCAACACCCTTCTTATCTGAGAAGGGAGTGCTAGCAATCGTGGAGATTGCGAGAACTTTCTTTCCAGTGTAAGGGCGAACGTGTTCCCGAGTAAGAATCACAAATCCGTGAATACGATTGAAAGGATTTGCGTAGCTGTGTCTGTGACGCATACCTTCCCTCTTCTTCCCTCCAGCCTTCTTGATCTTCTTCTTCATTTCTTCTGTGATACAATCTCCTTCTGAGAGATCAACCAAACAGAGGATCATATATCTTGATTCAACTTTTTCGGAGTTGTCAAAGCACCATTCTTCATAATTCTGTGGAGTGAAATATTCTCCATAATACTCTTCAAGTTCTATCCCATAGTAAAGGATGAAATCTCTCAGAGACAAAAGATGAAGGCCAGTGCGCTCTCCAGTAATGATCGTCCTGGTTGGAACAAACTCTGGCTTTTTTGCCGACATTGTGATTGTCAGAGTGCCATCAGGATTGCTTACTCTGGACAGTTCATCTCGTTTTAAGGTGATTGGTCCTTTGTTCCAGAACCAAAACATGTCGCTACCGTTTGTTGTAGCCCTTTGTATTGAGTCCTTCTGTCCGTACCTGTTCACATTGGCTCGAACACCACCATCTCCCCCGAAGACCAACCGATTATAGAACTCAGTGTTCATACTAAAATGTATTGATATCTATCCTTTTTCTATTCAAATTTGGTTATTGACGATATCCTCAAATTTGAAGTCTTTATGACTGGAGAAAGCAGCTTTACTGAGAGTGTTCTTGTCTTGAGCGGAGCTTGCGATGCTTGAGACCAGTCCTGGCTACCACCTTCTTCAGAAGATGGGGTGGGAGAAGAACACTCCTCTGGGGATACGAGGAGCAGGGATCCTGAAACCTGTGGAGATCGTGGATTTTAGGCAGGGGAAGGATACGAGGGGGTTGGGATTTGAGTGGGGAGCGGAGAAGACAGAAGAGGCTGTTCTTCCAGAGTCGGGCGAGAAGCGACAAGCTGTCGTGAAGATCGTCGCACAGGGGGGGGAGTATTGTGTGGGGAAATCTATCTTTGGGACAGCATACGTCCCAGGAGGAGCGATGAGGCATCTGTGTAATGTGGCTAAGTGTTCGCGCGATCATCTCATAGACAAGTCTTTCCGAGTGTTTCTCGTGGCGAAGCCTGGGGGGAAGCATCCTTGGAGGGTCGTGAATGTGGGCTAGACTCGTAGGTAGACTCGTAGGTAGACTCGTAGGTAGACTCGTAGGTAGACTCGTAGGTAGATTTTTTTTGTTCAGAGGCCCGTGTTCCCAAAATTTGAATTTTCGTTTCCTTGAACTTTCATCTTAATGAGGAACATTGCCTTGCGGTTTTGTAGTTGTTTGGTCACTCGCGCTCATTCTAATTAATAAATATGGAATCGGACGTGTTGCTGGGCAGCAAATGCCACTAAAAAGAAATACGTTAGTCACTTCAAACTCGTGAACACTTCATTGGGGTGCGAGGGAGGGGTGCCATCTTCACTGAGAGGGCCAGGTCTCCAGCGCCGACTGTATAACAGGACGGCCGTGTAGAGACCATCTCGGTTAAGATGAATCGGGCTTGCGATGGGTGTCCAGAGCCTTTAATAACACACTTGGAAAGTAGCTGTCTATCGCCGCGCGGTGCGGGGACGAGCGAAACCTCGGCGGGCGATTCCGTACGCACCTCGTGGAGATTTAGAACTCTGTGAAGCGGGTGTTGTGTTACCTACCGTATCAAAGACTAAGAGTCTTGTCTGTTACAGGACAGGATCCCCTCGGATAGGGGCTATGGCATTAGCCGTAGGAGAATGCGATATTGCTGACCCAATGTAAGGTAGGAAGATTTTTTTTGTCGTTTGTGCGTCTTTCCTCAAATTTGAAACATATGTTCTTAAAGTAATAACTTGGTAGCAGAAGCTACCACCCTTTGGGTTACCAAATACAACTCGTTTTGTAGTCGTAGCCTAGACCGCAATTTAAAAAAAAGTAATCCAAATATACCATGATGAAGATGTAACATAGGGCGGGGGCCATCTCCCGCCCTCGGCAAGATTGAACGAGAGGTTGTGTAGCCTCTGGCCACTGGCGATACTCCATATAAAGTGGAGATGATCAAGCACAATGATCGGTAACTCACTGATCAGATCATATACAAAAGTGTAATCCTGGGAAGGGTGCCTGTGTCTCAATGACATGGGTTTTTTTTTAAAAATGTTTAAAGGATATTATTTATTATTTATATAAAGATGAGTAAAGGTTTTACAAATTTGGGAAACACATGCTATATGAACGCAGCATTACAATGTTTGAGTCATCTACCTCAATTACATCCCCGTAATGAGAGTTTTATACTTGACTGCACAAAACGGAAAAAGAGTAATGATTATAATTTGATGAGTGAATGGTTTAAACTACAAAAGCAGATGTGGGAAGATAAGAATCATGGGGTGATTAATACATCGGGAATATTGCGTGAATTTATAAAACAATGTTCTAAGAAGGGGTATTTTTTTCATTCCTTTGTTCAGAATGATACACAAGAGTTCATCAATTTTTTTATAGATTTGTTACATAGTTCAATTAAGAGAAAAGTAAAGATTGATATCGTCGGAACACCTAAAACTCAATATGATATACTAAAAGTTGAAAGTATAAAGTCGTGGGGTAAGTTTTTTGAAGATGATTATTCTTATATTATTAAGAACTTTTATTCCCGTGTTCTTTCATTAACCTCTTGTCCAGAGTGCGATTATTTAGCTAAAAATCACGAACCAATTTCAACGATAACACTTTCATTAAATACTGGATATGAAACATTGTATGATTGTTTGGATGAATTTATAAAAGACTTTACATTAGATTGTGATAATTCTTGGAAGTGTGAAAAATGTAAGAAGAATGTTCAACCGCAAAAGAAAATCAATTTCTGGGAATTATCACCTGTTTTGATTTTCTCTATTAAAAAATTTAGATTGGGAAAAAAAATAGAACAAAAAATATCATTCCCTGAGATCCTTAATATGGAAAAATATTGTCTTTCAAAAGGAAATGTTAAATATATGTTAAGTGGAATTTGTGTTCATGAAGGAGGGCTTAATGGTGGTCATTATTATGCTTTATGTAAGGATCATGAAACTGGAAAATGGTATCGTTTAAATGATTCAAGTTCAACAGAAGTAAGTATATCGGATGTTATGAATGAAAATCCTTATTGTTATTTTTATTCGCGAATAGATTAATATGTTCCACCTCGAATAAATCCACCTGTTTGATTTTTAACTTTTTTCCATCGTTTACCTTTTGAGTACTTAACATTTTCCCATAATTTTCCATCTTTTCCGCGCATAGTAACATTTTCAGGTGTACAATGGGCACAATAACCGAGACCTTTCGGACTTGGTTCTGTTCCTTTTATTTTTCGTTTTTCATCACATTTACAACGTAATGGTTTTTTAGAAGACATAGAAGGTAAAGTTAATGTTCTAGAACGATTTGATTTACGTAATGATTTTCGGTTTGAAATTCTACTTTTTACTCGTTTTTTTTTTGTTTTCATCTTACTTTTTACTCGTTTTTTTGTTTTCATTCTTGTTTTCTTTCTTACGACACTTCTTGTTTTTTTACTTTTTCTACTTTTTTTCGCAGCCCCTCCATTCAGAAAGTATGAGAATGGTTGAGCACCAGAAACTTTTAAAAATGAAGATGAAGATGGCATATATATATATATTATTTTAGATATTATTTTCATAAGAGTCCATATAAAAATTATCATTTTCATCATAATCTTCATCATTTTCTTCTAATTTTTCATTATAAACGACCATATTATTATAGAGAAAATCAAGTAAATTATTTGATGTTTGTTTGTTATGAAATAAAGTTGAACCATTTGCTTTTGTAAATTCTTTAATTTCAAGGAATAAATCTACGATATCATCAGAGTATTTCATATTGAAATATTCATAGTTTTCGGAATATTCATAATTTTCAACTTTTTGAGTGTAAGCAAAGACGTAAAAATTTAGTCTAAACAAATCTAATTCATATTTGAAAAATAGTTCATTATTTTTGATGATATATTGAATTATTTTACTTAGTATTTGATCTAGAATCATTTTATTCGTAGTATTATCCCAATGATTATTTTTTTTGTAAATCCATTCTCTAAAATTCATTTATTAAGATAAAGAAATATAATATTTAAAACAAACTTGATATTTTACTTTTTAATTCATCAAACGGTATTGATGTATCTACGTAGATAGTATTGTCTGGTAATTTCAATGTATCTGTTTCCGATAGATGGTTCATATTTTTTATGTGATCTTCATAATTATTTGGATATAATTGTTTTATTCTTTCAATACGAACTTCTTTTGGGGTTGTTAAGGCGATAATTTTCCAATCATTGAGATAGTTAAGTTCATTTTGAAAACGCAGATCATCAATGATACAATATTGTTTTGATTCTGTTTGTTTTGTGATAAATTTGGCCCATACATCTGGATCAATATCTCTCATTTTATCTGCGATAGTTATAAGTAAGGATCTATCTTTGTGTTTCATATTAAAAAGTTCTTTTGCTAGATCTTTTATTTTTTGACCAAAAGAAAATATTTCATAATCTGAGTTATTTTCTTTGATGATAGAAGCAATTGTTGATTTACCTGAACACATGGGTCCATAAATTGCGATTTTCATTTTATTATAAAATATAGTTAAAATTTTTAAATAATTAATCTCCGGGTGATGCTGGTGATGCTGGTGCTGCTGCTGCTGCTGCTTTCAGGGCTTCTTTAATGGATTCATGATCATCAATTTTGTATTGTTCAACCGTATGGTCTCGCGTCCTAATAACATATGTATCTGGATTAGGATAAACACTAACAGATTTTCCACCCAATCCAGCCATACCGAACTTACCCCAAGTTTTTGCAGGTATTCTGTTCTTTTCGATGGCAATCATCCAGAGGATATAAATACCTATGAAAATTGTAACCTTTAAAATACCAGACAAGTTCTCCTTCAATGAAAAGAAATCCGATTTGGTATCATATAAAGTAAGACATAGTGCTCCTACAAAAAATGGAGCCCCTATAATTTGAGCTAATGAAAAATCTGCTTCTGCTTTAATAAGCCTGTTTCCACCTTTTTGGATATCATCCGAGTCTACTTTATCAATATTAATTTGATCTTGTAAATATGCGGATCTAATTATAAATGAAGTCATAAGTACGAAAATTAAGAACAAAAATGGTAAATTATCTGGATTAAAAATTTGGTGACATATAGTATCTATTATATTACCACTTCCAAAAGCTTCGTCAATTATGGCTTTTCCAGAACTATCTCCCCCCAGACCTTTTACATTTGAGAGCTTCTTAGTAATAAATACCATTAATACTGTAAATAACATAACTGATCTGAATGCTCCCCAAGTAATTTCCCACAAATGAAGTCCTTCAGGGGCTCCCTTGGGCCAAGGGGAAACATCGTCATGGTTCTGTGTATAGCTTTCAGTATACGTTCCTTCTCCACCTTTACAATTAGTTCCATCTTTTTTACAACTATGGGAAATACGTTCTGATACCCTTTTATTTCTAATTCCCTGATAAATCATTAAAATCCCAATAAATACAATAGGTACTAATAATAAAACCCACCAGCGACCTTGACTTCCCCCCTGATCCTTCATTTTCGTCGCTATCTGCGTGGCTCCATAAAACAGTAAAAGAGTATATAAACCAATAAATACTAATGGTAAAGTTGCGGCTGGTATAGTCCCCTGTTTCGACTGCCCTAATCCCATTTATAATATATAATATATAAAAAAAAAAATATACAATACTTTATAAATGACCATTAAAGTAAATTCCAAAAAAGTTAAAAAAGAAGGTGATAAATATTATTATCTTGAAAAAAAGAAGAAAATCTTTTTAGATGATATTGAATCAATGATAAAATTTCATAAAATAAAAAAGAATGTAAACTTCATTATTGATCAAAAAGATGAAAAAGAAGAATCTCAAGATGGAGGTGATATGAAAGAAATTGTAGTTGGTTCAAAAGGTTTAAAGGGTGGAGGATGACAAAATAAACAATCTGGTGGTGGATGACTATTAGATGGTATTACTGGTGAGAAAAATGATAAATCTCAATCAGGAGGAACAGGATGAGGTACTTATAAATCAAAAAACAATAGTTTTTTTGATTAACTTTAAAAGATGAATATTTAAATTATTAATATCATATGACGAATTTTCATAAAATTGATGACTATTCTGAGACGGATATTAAGCATAATTTAAATTTGAAAATATATAAAGAAACAATTACAAATAATAATATATAAATGCATTTGAAAATCAAAACAGAAACACCTGCTATCAACGCACTTTACAGTAATCATACAAACTTTCACGAAGGAGATGCTGGACTTGATCTTTTCGTTCCAGAAAGAGTAGTTGTTCCTTCGGGAGCAATTAGTTTTAAGATTAATCATATGATTTCTTGCGAACCTTTTACAGATGCTTCAAAGCAGGCAACCTGTTGTTATAAGTTGTATCCACGATCTTCAATGGGTGCGAAGACACCTTTGCGACTCGCAAATTCAGTAGGTATTATGGATGCTGGGTATCGTGGAAATGTCATAGCAATTGTGGATAATATTGATCGTGAGAATGATTTCGTAGTTGAGGCTGGAACACGATTGGTTCAGCTTTGTGGGCCAATGCTAGAGCCGATTACATTTCAACTTGTTAATTCTCTGAGTGAAACATCGCGAGGAGAAGGTGGTTTAGGCAGTACTGGATGATTCTTCATCTACATCTGATTTTTCTGATTCTGATTTATCTGATTCTGATTTATTTTGTGATTCTTTATTTTTTTCTTCAATAAAATCTACCATTTGTTGATTGATAAGTTTTAGATCTCTTAAAAGAGAACCTACTGGCATAAGTTCATCAGGTTCCCAACTGATTCTAGAATTTGCGACTAATAATGTTCTGTAGATTGTATTGATAAAGCTAAATTTGATCCTTATTTCTGGATCGAAAAACTCTTCTTCTTGTTTCTGAGGAGATTCTGTTGTTTGTTCTTGTATATGTTCTTGTTCTTTTTCTTTTTCTTGAACAGGTTCTTTTTCTTCGGGTGCAACATATTTCTTACTTTTTCTAGGTTTTTTTTCTTTTTTGGGAGCCATTTTATTCAAAATTAGAATAAATTTTTCGTTTTTAAACATAAATAAAAAATAAAATAAATTTTAAATGAATGAAAAATATTTAATCATTGATACAAGGAAAATTGATTCATTTAAAAAGAAAACTTTTTCAGGATATAAAAAAAATGATGTAATGGCTATGTTATTTAAATCAATTGAAGGGAAAAAGATAGAAAATGCTTGTAATTGGACAACTGAATGTATCATTTCTGGATATGCGGTTACTTTATGGGAAAAAATAATTCAATTTGCTTCTAAGATAATACATATTAATAATCCTAAATTACCAACATATTTATTAAAAAAGAATATAATTTTATATAATCAACTTAATAGACTTGATACAAGAGATAAAAATAATGTTTTACTTTTAAGAAATAGTCAAATGATAAGAAATTTGTTTTTTGATGTAGTATGTACATTATCAACATCATTAAAGACAAAAAGATATGATAAATATCCTAAGATTAATGAGAAAGAAGATTTTAATTTTACAAATATAAAAAAACGATTATTTTCACAGATGAATATTTTACCAAATCACATTATTCATTTTAATGATCCCGATGAATTAAGGATTATTATGAATGAAGTATTTACTTTATGTAAAAATAAACAATTTGGATATGATCGTTGTTGTTATTGGATATTGTGGTTGGTGAAATGGGAGCAATTTCACAAAAAGCGAAAGCAAATTTGGAATGTAAGTCCTCGGAATGTTCCAGATGTTCCTGAAAAGTATAGATCTAATTTTATATGGGTGATCTGGGAAATAATATATGAGGAATTAAAAGAAAGAAAAGATAAAAATGTGATAAATGAGATAAATTCATTATATAGATTATTTAAATATAATTATACGTCTGGTAAAAGGAATGGAAGATTACCATTAGTATTTCATGCGATTGGATATTTAACACATGATCTTAATTTTAATTTACCGATACGAAACGATTATCAAATTTTTATTCAAGTTCAAAGTAATTTGAATAAAATGTTTGAATCTAAAAAGATAAATGAAGTAAAAACAGAACAAATAGTTGTAAAAGAACCTCCTAAAAAACAAGATATAGAAGGAGAGAAAATGAAAGATAAATTAGATATTTTCAATGAAATAGATATGTTGATAAGTTAACTAAATCTCTTCTGCGGTGATGGCCGTCCATATTTGCCGACCTTTAATTTTGTGGGCACGAATCTCTTTTTCCCTTAAATCCTCCGGATTGAATACCAAAAATTTATATATATGATTAACTCTTTCCAACATATCCATGTTCCGGGACGTTTCTTCATCTTCTAGTATTGATGAAGGATTTATACCTTTTAAAAAATTTATTATAATTTCACATAAAATATTTGGGTTTTCCTTTATATGTTGGATCGTGTTAGGTGGAATTATTTCCTTTAATTCCTGTATGTTATCCTTTAAAAGATATGCGAATATACTAATTAAAGAATAACAATCAATTTTCTCTTCTGGTTTTGTCATAATGCCCCTTGTCGATGCCACCCTAGTCCCTTTAGATTCATAATCTTCTATTAACCAATTAAAATTTTCATTTCCTTTCCTCATTTCATTATTTATTTTAGTAATTAATTGTGTAACAATATCTTTAAATAGAAAAGATGAATCAGCCGCTGGGGCTGTGATTATTCCTTCTTCTATCGCAAATTGCGTCAATCTTAGATTAATATCCTCGAGGTCGAAGATATTTGTATCAGCATTTACATTTAAACCATTCATAATACGAGATACTAATCTATCTTCAACTGGTTTGCTTACCGCATCTTGAATAACGAACTGTTTTGCAAAATTGGACACATACTGGCCCAACCACCCCTTCCCGTAATCAAATAGTTTCTGAGCGACGACCGCCTGCCCCACCGCCGATAATCCGCTCGCTAATGGGGCGGCCGCCGGAAACAACCCAGATGCGAACGGCGCGGCCGCGGCGGCGATGGTCGCGGCGATGGCTGCAGGATATTGGAGCCGTTGAGCTTTCCGAGCCCCATCAAACCCTAACATGTTCTGCGCCACCGTCGGACCAGCTTCGGGGTGTTGCCGAGGTGATCCAGGCCTTCCTTGCTGTTGAAAGCTTCCTGTGGGTTCCGAGTGCACAAAGTATCCCGCGATCGAGCTCAATGCTTGGTCGAGTAGGGTAGCTTCGCGCGCGGCAGCATCCCGCTCACGAAAAATCTGATCCCGCATTGTCTGCTGCACCATGGAGTTCGGGGGAGGTGGTTGCCACCTCATCACTTGCGCCGCACGATTGCCCGCCGTTCTAAACCTTTTCCTTCTATCACGGCTGCGTTTCGCCATACCACTCAACCCCATCGATGCTGCGGCTTGGGGGATCCCTACTTCACGCGCTCTTTTCCTGCGCGTATTCCGATCGCGCAGCGCATCGAGCGTGCTCATGCCGGTGGCTCCCCGTCTCACGGGTACCTGGGGGGGGGACGGCACCCTCCGGGGCTGCGCGCTCGCCGCTGAGGGTGTGCTGGAGGGGGGGGTACCAGGTGCCACTGGAGTTTGTGCTAGCGGTGAAGCAAGAGGGGCTGCCGCAAATTGTTGTGCCGAGGCAGCTCCTGGCCCGGAGGTCTGATCGAGCCAATTCTGAACCATAAGAGGTGGCAGGCCATCTAGCGGTGAATCAAGAGAGGGCGATGGCGCTGCCGCATCCAGCGCGGCTTGGAACGCGCGGCTGGCTTGGGCATCCATCGCTCTTACCCCAGATTCAGCAGATATTGAGGACTGTAAGCTTCCTGAAGAGTCGTCAATACTAGCGTCAGGCACTGGACTATTCACCCCACCTCTTAAAATTTTACCTCTTCGTTTTGATTTCTTTTGTTTTGAACGCGAACGTGTTAAAGCTTTATCAGACATTCTGCGACCACTTGATCTTAATCTTTTTGATCTGGTCTTTCTTTTTGAACGCGAATTAGACATTTTTTTTCTATTTGATCTTTGAATTTTTTTAGCCAAAGATGTTTTTGACTTTTTTGGTTTTCTCAAAGTTCTTTTTGCCATTTATAATATAGCATACATTTTTTTTTTAACCGCTACAGGATAAACATACTTTTTCAGGTTCTACAGTAAATTGTATTGCTTTAGAACTAGGTCTTGTCCTTAGATAATACATTCCTGTTTTCAACCCTTTTTGCCATCCATAGAAGTGCATTGATGAAAGTAATTTATAATTAGGTGATTCAACAAACAAATTCATACTTTGTGATTGACATATAAACTTACCTCTATCAGATGCCATGTCTAAAATATGTTTCTGCTTTATTTCCCAAGCTGTTTTATATCTTTCTTGAATAAAATTAGGAATATCAGGTATTCCTTGAACAGAACCATCATTTACAATTATCTTATCTTTCATTTCAGGATTCCATAAATCCAATTCAATTAAATCATTCACTAAATATTCATTGATAACCATATATTCTCCAGCTAAAACGCGACGAGAATATATATTAGTTTGAACAGGTTCAATACATTCATAATTCCCCAGAATTTGTGATGTAGATGCTGTAGGCATTGGAGCTACTAACAAACTATTCCTTGTACCATATTTTTTTACTTCTTCTCTTAGATAACTCCAATTATGTAGAGAATCATCTACATTATGATCCCATAAATCAAATTGAAATTTACCATTGTATAGTGGAGAACCAATATATGAACTATATGTTCCTAAAAATTCATCTCTATCTAATTCTTCTTTTGTTGGCCGATAGATTTCTTTTAATTTATTTAGTTCTGAAACCGAAATAAACTCATCATAACCATCCTGATCTAAACCTCTTTTAATCTGACGCATCCCTTCTTCACGATCTCTCGCAATTTCCATTGAAGCTTCCATCGAACCAAAGTAGATGCTTTCAAATATTTTTATATTTAATTCTTTTGATTCATCTGAACCAAATTGAGTTTTCATACTGTAAAATACATTTGCCAACCCCTGAATACCAAGTCCAATTGGACGATGCCTCATATTTGATCTTTCTGTTTCAGGCGTAGGATAATAATTGTAATCAATAATCTTATTCAAATTATAAGTTAATACTTTTGCTAAATCTTTTAGCTTATTATAATCCATCGTAGGTTTCAAAAAATCAACTAATTCTGTATAGCCTCCAATAACATCATCATTGTTCAATATTCTGGGGAATGTAATCTTTACAGATTCATCTTCTTTAACAAATTCGGAATAATCTTTCAATATGTAATTAATATTTCTTTTATCGCATAACTTTTTTGTATAATCACAATAACAACAATCTTCTTTTGTATAGATTGTTAGGTTTAATTCAGAAATATTTTTTTCAATCAAGCAACTAGGTAACGAAATTGATGCTAGATTACAAACAGCTGTTTCTTCGTGATTTGAATATTCAATAATTTCAGTACATAAATTAGAAGATTTAATTGTTCCCAAATTATTCTGATTTGATTTACGATTACAAGAATCTTTATAAAGTAGATAGGGTGTTCCTGTTTCAATCTGAGAATTCAAGATAGCAAACCACAGTTTTTGAGAACTTACTTTTGCTTTGTATTTCTTTTCAGATTCATATTTTTCATAGAGCTTTACAAAATCATCTCCCCAACAATCGCTCAATCCAGGACATTCGTCTGGACAGAATAAACACCATTCTGAATCAGATTTTACCTTCTCCATAAAAAGATCAGAAATCCACATACCATAGAATAAATCACGAGCACGTTCTAATTCATTGCCGTGATTCTTTTTTAGTTCAAGGAAATCAAAAATATCAGCATGCCAAGGTTCCAAATATATCGCAAATGAACCATTTCTCTTACCTCCACCCTGATCAATATATCTCGCTGTATCATTAAATACGCGCAACATAGGAACTAAACCATTTGAATATCCATTTGTTCCACGGATAAATGAATTATTCGCACGAATATTATGGACATGTAAACCAATACCTCCAGAATATTTTGAGATAAGGGCACATTCTTTTAGAGTATCATAAATTCCGTGTACAGAATCGTCTTTCATTGCTAACAAAAAGCAAGAAGCTAATTGTTCTCTTTGTGTCCCTGAATTAAACAATGTCGGTGTAGCGTGAATAAAATCTTTATTTGAAATATGCTTGTATGTCTTTATCGCATTTTCAATATTGTCGCGATGAATACACAATGCGACCCTCATAAATAAATGTTGTGGTCTCTCAACGATTTCTCCATTCACTTTTAACAAATAACTTTTCTCAAGTGTCTTGAATCCAAAATAATCAAGGTCATAATCTTTTGTATAATCTAGTGATTCATTAATTATATCCTTATTTCCCTTTACAAGATCATATAAATATTCTTGAACCACCTTGTTTTGATATAATTTTTCAACCACTTCAAAATAATCATCATTTGTCTCTTTATGATGATTTGAAACTATAATACGACTTGCTAATTTCGCATAATCCGGGTGTTTCGAATACATTGAAATAGATGTTTGCGATGATAACTTATCTAGCTCAGATGTTTTTACTTCATCATAAATTTCGATACATACTCGTTGAGCAATAACTGTTGGATCAATATTTAATTTCTTAAATTCTTGTCCAGAACAGAGTGATTGAATCCGCTTAAGAATTTTATCAAATGAAACTTCTTCAAAATCACCATTTCTCTTCTGAACACGCATTATTTTATTATACATTTATTTATCAAAAACATTTTAAGTATTTTCAAATACTTTTTACGAAAAATTAAAATTTATTCTTTATATTTTTCACACATCACCCGCAATAAATTAATTCTGCGATTAGATAATACTAAAGCCATTTCATCATCTGAATATCTAAAATTCATATTTACCAATTTAATGGTTGTATCATCTTCAAGATCATTATCAATACAAATTTCAATTAAATCAGAATCTAATTTTACTTTCATTAAATGATGATTAATTATATTATGTAAAAATTCTTTTGAGAACTTTCTCTTTTTAAAAAGTGTTTCGGTAAAAAATGTATCCGAAATATTATAATCTTTTAAAATATAATTAAATAATTCTATATTTTCTACTTCAATCGTTTTTATCATCAGTTTTAAACGATCTTTTATTTTTAAAATTGTATAACAATAAAAGAATAAATATTTATAATTTTTTGAGATACATCCTAATAATATATTGATGTCAATTTCTATTTTTTCATTTAAGATCATATAAAAAAAGATGTCTTCAGAATCATTCATACGATGAATGATTTTTGATTGAGATCCTTTTAATAGTATTTTGATTGAATCATATTGAGAAGTAACAAGGTAACAAAATAAATTCTTATGATTATATTTTACAGAAATATCTAATATTCCATTAATAACTTTTGAATAAGGATTTCCTACACTACTTTGTTCAATTAAAAGCTTTATAATATCAACACGATTATATTTAGCAGCAACTATCATAGGATTAATACAATCATATGCTGTGTATAATATATTCTGCGATAAATCCTCATTTAAATGAAAACGATTAAATATTAATTTTAAGAAATTAGAATAAAAAAAACCTTTTTTGATAATATCAATACGATTATTAATTATCATTGTTCTTACATGATTTAGTTTAAATTCTACATTATTATCAAATAACCATTCAACTGATTTCAATGATATTTTTTTCATAAGTAGTTCATCAAGTTGTTTATTTGTGTGATCATTTAATTTGTATTTTGGTAGATCTTTCATTTGATCAACTTTTTCGCGAAATATTTGATTAACATTTCTTAATTCTAAAAGTTCTACCGGATGATAATTTAATTTTGTAATAATAGTATCAATGATATCTGTTGGTAAGATTGAAAACATTCCATACATTAAATTTGAAACTATTATTTAAATAATAACAGGAAAAAAATGATATTGGAGGAAAAAATAGAACTAATGATAAAAATACAGAACATTCATCTTATTAAATTTATCGCTTTTAGCGAAAATTGGGATTATTTAGAAATGTGTAAAAAATATCTAAAGTAAAATTTCGCGACATAATGGACAAGTTTCATCTTTTTTTAACCAATTTGTAATACATTCATCGTGATAATAATGTTCACAATCAAGTGTGATTATTTTATCTTTTTTTACAAATTTTTCTAAACAGATTGAACAGATATCATTTTCATTATTTTTTTCATAGAATGATTTTTTTCCTTCAATTTTAGTTAATAATGAATTTCTTAAACTATCATTTCTATTACCATTATCATTTCCATCGTTGCTATGACAAAATCCACATAAAGTAGAGTAAAAGCTTATAAAAAGAATTACCATAATCATAGAAAAAGCTGTATCTTCTAAACTAGGTGGTTGGTGAGGTAATTCACCTGTATCATTCATATCATTGTAATTGTTGTAATGATCATAATTATTAAAACCATCCATATCTGGGATATTATTCATATACTATAATGAATATTTTAAATAACATAAAGAAATAGATATCATAATAAATAGAATGGAAGAAGTTACTCACCATATTAAGAAATATATTCAATATCATAATCAATTTACAGAAAAATATGGTGAGAATACTGTTGTGCTAATGCAGGCAGGAAGTCATTTTAATATTTTTGCGATTATTAATGATGATGTAAATATTGGACCTGATATTTATCATATTTGTCAAAATGTGTTAAATAATGCTCTCCAAGTGACAAAGCAAAATAAAAATAAACCTGAAATTTCATTTAGTAATTGTCTTTTGGCCGGTTTTCCAGTTCACGTCATCCAGAAATATGAAGACATACTTTTGAATAATAATTATACAGTTGTTATTGTAGAACAAATCACGCCACCACCAAATCCTGAAAGAGGAGTTACAAGAATCGTTTCTCCAGGAACAACGATCAATAATTTTAATAAACAAGAAAACCATTATTTGATGTCAATTTATATCGAGAAAAATACATATATGGATAAAGATGTATATATTTCAGGTGTTTCTGCGATTGATCTTTCAACCGGTAAGAATTACATTCATTATATAATTAGTAAATTGGATGATAATAATTTTTGGAATGATGAAATTGGTAGATATATCCATTTTTACAATCCATCTGAAATTATCTTTCATCTCAAAAATTTAGAACTAACAGAAAATGACATTATCCAAAATTGGGATATTTCACACAATTCAATCCAAATTAACCATTACAAAGATAAAAACTTCCTTAAAACAACATTCCAAAATGATTTCCTTCAAAAGATATTTAATCTTAATTCAATGATGACACCAATTGAACATTTTGATCTTGAAATGAAGCCTGAATTAGTAATATCATATATCTATCTTTTACAATATATTCAAGACCACCGGGCTGATACATTACAAAATATTGAAAAACCACAGATGATACATGATAATCAATGTTTATGTTTAACATCAAATTCAATTCGTCAATTAAATGTCATTAATAATTATTCTTATTTCAAGGGTAAAAATGAATCATTATTATCGGTTTGTAATATGTGTGTTACACCTATGGGAAGAAGGCTTTTTAAAGAACGATTACTGTATCCATCTGTTAATCCGGATGTAATTAATAAACGATATGATTTTATTGATCTTTTTAAAACTGATAAATTTTATGAAAATGTTCAGCCAATTTTGCGAAAAGTATCAGATCTAGAGAAATCATTACGTAAATTGGGTCTTTATTTACTTACACCCAATGATTTTTATTCAGATAAATTATCATTTGAATATTGTAATAAGGTATTGGACGTATTGAAATTAGAGAAAAAAATAATGGAAAAGATGGATGTTAATGATACGATTGAAACTTTTGAGAAATTTTATAATGATATTCATAAAACATTTCAATTTCACAATTTTTCAACTTGTGGAAACCTTGAACGATCAATATTGAATAAAGGTTTTAGTGATGAATTAGATAAATACGATCAATGTTCAAATGATCATTATTTGATGTTGAAAAATATAGCCGAGAGATTTTCTAAATTATTGGATGGGTCACTGACGAGTGTAAAATTAGATTTTGATGAGAGAAATCATTGGTTTTTGTATTGTACAAATAAACGATCGGAAACATTCAAAGAACGATTAACAAATTTAAATGGAAAAGCGATTCATTTAAAAGATGAAAATGAGAAAACAATCCAAACATTTACAAAAGATGATTTTACATTTAAAAAGAAGGATAGTTCAAGCACAATGATAATTACAAAACATACAAAAACATTATCATCTGAGTTGATTGAATATCAGGAAAAATTGAGTAAATTAAATAGTAGTCAATGGAAGACAATGACAAAACATATTTTTGAGGAATATAATGTACCATTGAAAAAGTTTTATTTGGTTTTATCTGAAATAGATTTTTATTGTTCAGGAGCTAAATTATCAATTCAAAATGGATATTGTAGGCCTATTATTCGTAATTCTGATAAAAGTTATGTAGATGTGAAGGATATAAGACATCCTATCGTTGAGAAGATCCATACAAATACAGAATATATTACAAATGATATTCATTTGGGAAAGAAAGATGAAAAAGATGGAATTTTGTTGTTTGGAACAAATGCTTGTGGTAAATCAACATTTATGAAAGCAATTGGATTAAATATAATTATGGCTCAGGCGGGATTATTTGTAGCAGCATCATCATTTATTTACAAACCTTATACACAGATATTTACAAGAATTTTGAATAATGATAATATATTTAGGTCACAATCATCTTTTGCGGTTGAGATCCAAGAGTTACGTGGAATATTGAATCGTGCCGATGAAAATTCATTAATATTGGGAGATGAATTGTGTTCTGGAACAGAAAGTATTTCTGCTTTATCAATTATTGGTTCAGGATTATATAGTTTATGTAAACGGAGATCATCATTTATATTTACATCACATTTACATCAATTAACAACATTGGAAGAAGTTAAAGCATTAAAGAATTTGAAGGTTTATCATCTAAAGATAGATTATGATAAAGAGAAAGATATATTGATTTATGATCGTAAGTTGGATGAAGGCTCAGGACCATCTATTTATGGATTGAAGGTGTGCGAGGCAATGGGATTATCAACCGATTTTATTTCATTTGCGAAACAAATTCAGAATAAATTGGAAAATAATGAAACAATTACGAAGCAATCACAGTATAATACAAATGTATTTATGGATGAATGTAAAATATGTCATACAAAAGAAGGTCAATTAGAAACCCATCATATAAAAGATCAACAATTTGCGGATAGTAATAATATGATTGATCATCATCATAAAAATGTTAAACATAATTTAGTTCCATTGTGTAAGGCTTGTCATCTTAAGGTGACAAACCACGAGATGATAGTTACAGGGTGGAAAGAGACAAGTAAAGGACGTATTTTGGAGTGGACGATGGCTGAAAAGAAATTATCATCAAAAAAGAAATTTAGTGATGAACAGATTGTTACTATCATTGAATTAAGAAATAAGAATGATAAATTATCTCAAAAAGATTTTTTAAAAAAGATTGAATTAGAGAATGATATTAAATGTAGTATTACGACACTTAAAAAAATAATGGATGATAATTATTAAATGTGGATTTTAGTTACATGTTACAAATGTAAAGGGAGTGGTTATTTAGATGAAAATACATTTTGTGATATTTGTAATCCTTGGGGTCAAATTGTAAATCCTCTTTTAAGGGGACAAATAGGGGTTGAAGATAATATAGAAGCTATAACACCACCACAATCACCACGTTAAATAATTTCTGGTTTACTTTTCATAGGAGGTAATCCTTCTTCAACATCGCTTTCTTTTTCATTTTTTATTTCTTTCATTTTATTGTGAGTAAAGTATGGGTCCGGCCATGTTGTTCTTCCTTCCCCGATATTTCCTTTCTTAACAATACCATATTTGTGTTTCATTATTTGATTTTCTTTTTCAAACATTTCACTGATAAAAATTTTTTCTTCTTCCATTTGTTTTAGTTTTCTTTGACGAAGTATTTCTCTTGCTCTTCGGGGACTAATTGTTGGGGCGACCCCTTTCAAAACAGGCTTCTTTTTGACTTCAATGATCATTTTATTATTAATCTTACAATATTTTAAATAATGAATCAAATTTGATATCTAGAAGAAAGTATAGTAAAAACATTCGCAAGAATGCTTATCAAAAACGTTTATCCCACTGTTCACGAGGATCCACGAGATGGTCTTGGGAGTGACGTTGGGTATTATTATTGTAAGAACTGTGTTGAGTATGGAGATATCTTAAAAGTAGAAGGGGACAATTATCCTCATCCTCCAGAAAACAATTCTATTCGCAGAGTTCCTTGTGTGGTTTGTGCGATGGCGAATGGTGGTGCCTGGGGATGGAAAGAAGGTCATAAAGGTGAAAAAGAACATCTCTTGAAGTCTAACGGATGCCTTACGGGGAATAGTGGAATTGAAGATATTTTGAGTGGTCATACACCTGATCCTTGGACAGGTCCTGTTGACCAAGTTTCAGATGAAGAAGTTGTCCTTGGTTTTGTTCAGTATGGTCTTTATAATCATTATACTTGGGAAGAGATTATTGATGTTGGAGAGGGCCCTACTCGTAATAGGCCTAGTCTTCCACCGAGCAGTTATTTGAATCAATATTCGGAGAGATATAAAGACAATTGGTATTGGTGGAAGGTGATTCCTTATTCTGTGGTTTTGCCAAAACGACTTATTAAGGTGATGAAAGAAATGCTCAAAGACCATACAGAAGGTAGTGAGATACCAGAAGACAGACAAAATTTGGGCGGGAGCGAACATGAAGACGGAACTTGGGAACATTTCTTTGAGACATATATTGAGCCAACACACGTGGTTCACTTGTTTATTAAGACACTTGAAAGAGTCCTTCAAAGAAATATTGGAGAGTTTGATGGATATAACACGATTACAAATTTCCACAAACACAAAAAGATACCACGAGCGATTAGTCAACTACTTTACTCTGAGGAATCACTAGAGTGGTTAGCTTGTTCTAATTCACAAATGGACAATGAAATTACTATTTCAGGTGAAAGCGAAGGAAGAGTTCACTATTTGGTGAAAGGAACCGGTGATATCTTTGAGGAAGATTATGATCATACTGTTCTGAATATCCTTGATAGAGATATATTTGGAACATGTTTGATGAATGTTATCAGTTATGATTGGAAACAATTTCGTTCATTCAATAGGGATGGTATTATCCTTGATACGTTGGAACGTCCTCCATCTCCGGATGATCTAAATATCCTTTGGAGGAAAAACAATTACAGAGAACTTTACGAAGATGTTTATAATAAGATTACATTTCAAATTACAGAAGGTGTAAATACACCGTATACAGAGAAACATTTGGATGATTATGATTGTGAAGAATCATTTAGATTGTTGATAAACACATTTAGAGAAGAATACGAGAATGATGACGAATCCGATGAAGAAGAAGAAAAGAAATCAATTGATACAAAAGAAATTATTACAAAACTCCAAGAATTTGAAGAAATGATTGATGAAGATGTGAAAGAAAAAGTATCTGAGAACGTATATAAGGTTATGTTGGAAAAATTACACGAAGTATACAAAATCGTAAAATAGTGAAAAAGAAAATAAATTGAATATAAAATGGATGTTGATGTAATTTCTAATCAAACTTTTTTTAATCGTGAAGTTAATGAGAGTATTATATATGTGATCATATTTGAAAATGATTTAACAAAAATATTGAAAGCAAATCAGTTTTCTTTTCCTGAAGAAGATGATAATGTATTATCAGATCGGGTATGTGATAATTTTTTTAAAATAACCGAAGATATATTAAAAGTTGTTGTAGTTGCTAAGAATGTAAAGAAATATATGATTGATTATATTAAAACAATATCATCAGATGTATCTGTATTTGAATATGATGGAATTTTATCAAATAAGATAAGTATGGAAATTGATAATGAAAATATCCATATTTATGATAATGATAATCATTTTGCGTTTAGAAATTCTTGGATTGAGATATCTTAAATTTTTTTTCTATAGTAATAATAAATGTTGAATTACTTGGTTGAATTGATCGGAACTTTTGTATTCTTATCGGTAATCCTTCGGGTAGGAGAGCCAATTCCAATTGCTGTAGCTTTATTGGCTTCAATTTATTTTGGCGGAAGTATTAGTGGTGGACACTTTAATCCTGCTGTTTCTGTAATGATGTTTTTCAATAAGAAATTGTCAGGTAAGGATTTACCAATGTATATATTTGCTCAAGTGCTTGGAGGAGTAATGGCACTTTATTTTCATAAAATGACAAAAAAAGCTTAAGGATTTTTGCTTAATATAAATAAATGTTTCATTGTTTAAAAAGATTTCTTTCTTGTCAAAAAAACAAGAAAGAAAAATGTATTTATGTATTGAAGCTTAAAGAAGATAAAATTTATGTTGGTGAATCAAATGATATTGAAAAAAGAATATGGGTCCATAAAAATAGTGCTGGTTCTGCGTGGACAAAGAAATATGATTTTGTAAAAAGAATTGAACCATTAACAGAATATCAAAGACATTTTTCTGAATTAGCAGAAACTATTTTACAAATGGAAAAATATGGTATTGATAATGTGAGAGGATCAATGTTTACAAAACCATATAATTTATCCGAAAATGAAAAAGTAATCGCGGCACAATTATATTGTGAATTAAATAATCTTTGTAGAAAATGTGGAGGTAAGGATCATTTTATTAATCAATGTAATAATAGTTTGGAACCATGGGTTGATAAATTTGGTGGAAAATTATCATTTGAAAGTTTAAAAAAACGAAATTGTATAAAATGTAAATGTGATATTTCAAATAAACCAAAATATTATAAATATTGTATGGGTTGTTATCATGAAAAATAAGTTATTTCTTTTTTTTTTTTAATTTACCCGCAGCTTTTTTCCCAGAATTTACTTCTCTAATCTTTTTAGCTTCAAGTTTATTTTTATTTTTATTTTTTGCATTTTCTTTTTTAATTTCTTGTTTTTTCTCACCAACCTCTTTTTTTTCTTTTTCTTTTTCTTTTTTCACGGCCTTTTCAGCAGTTTTCTCTTTTGCTTTTTGTGCCTTCTTTTGAAGCGCCGTTGTTTTTGTAAAATCCAACCCCGTTTCATTCCTTTCTTTCGCAGCCATTTGAGCACCAGTTGGAGGGGATTTAGTTGTCCCTTGAGCACCAGTTGGAGGGGATTTAGTTGTCCCTTGAGCACCAGTTGGAGAGGATTTAGTTGTCGCTTGAGCACCAGGTGGGACATATGGGGGAGGTGTAACTGGTTCACCTGAGTCAGCTGCATTTTTAGCAGCTTCTAAATTTTCCTGTATATTTCCTACTATAGCATCGTTCGCACCCGGTGTTGGTTGTTCTTGTGGTTGCTCAACAACTTGTCCTTGAACTTCTGGAAGTACTTGTCCTTGAACTGCTTGAAGTACTTGTCCTTGAACTTCTTGAAGTACTTCCCCTTGAACTTCTGGGAGAGATTGTTGTCCTAGTTGAGGCATATTAGGCTTTGGAATACTTAAACTTCCTAATTTATCTTTTAACATACTAGATTTACTGGTCCCTTCCAGTTTTTCTTTCCTTTTTTCATTTTGTAGTTTTTCCGCTGCTGTAACATATTCTGGTTGTTTTAAAGTTTCATTTGTTTGACTTATCTTACCTTTGAAATACATTGATAAAAAAGCTAAAAATGCGATTGAAAGAATACGACCGGCAATTGGTACTATATATGTAGTACCAATTCCACTTAAGGTCTCGATAAAACCACCTTTTTTATTATTGATGCTCTTTTTACGATTAGATTTCCTTTTCATTTTTCTGGACTTATTTTTCTTATTTTGTCTTTTTGAGTATTTTCTTTTTGTCTTAACCATATATATATATAATGTAAATATTAAAATTGAAAAATTGAAAAATTTTAAGTTTTTATTTAAGAAAAAGCAAATAAATATAAGAAATGACAGAAAACAAAGAACTATACGAAGAAAAAGATCTTCGCACGCATGTTTATGACGCACCTGATACATACGCCGGGGGTGATAACAAAATTCAAGATAATTTGCCAATTTTCAAAGATGGTAAGATAGAATTTTGTGATATTGAATACATTCCTGTATTGTATAATATGTTTAATGAGGGTGTTGTTAATGCTCGTGATCAAGTTGTTAGACTACAATCAAAACCAAAAGCGAACCAAGTTACAAAAATTAAATTTAACTTTGATCCAGAAACAAATGAAATATCAATTTACAATGATGGAGAAGGTATTCTAATTGAAAAGCATTCATCCGGTGTTTATAATCCAGAGCTTATCTTTGGAAAGCTTTTGACGTCAAGCAATTACAAGAAAAATGAAAAAAAGATTGTTGGTGGTAAGAATGGTTATGGTGCTAAGATTATCAATATCTTTTCAAACCATTTCAATATTGAAACGGTCGATGCTGTAACAAAGAAAAAGTATACACAATCATTTCATAAAAATATGACAGTAATTGATAAACCAGTTATTAAGAAGTGTACTGCGAAGCCATATACAAAGATATCTTGGATAACTGATTTTCAGAGATTTGGTATTGAAAAGCTGTCTGATGATATGGTAGCTTTTATGAAACGTCGTATTTATGATATAGCTGGTATAACAGATAATAAGGTTAGTGTATTTTATAATGATGAAAAAATTAAGATCAAATCATTTAATGATTATATTGATTTGTATCCAGGAAATAAGAAAACATATGAAAAACTATCTGAAAGATGGGAACTTGCTGTAGCTGTTTCTACAAATGATAAGTTTGAACAAATTTCATTTGTCAATGGAATAGCTACACCTAAGGGAGGTGTTCATGTGGATGTGGTTAGTAAGTTGTTGACAAGCGAGGTTGTAAAATACATTAAGAAGAAGCATAAGAAAGAAGTACCTGAAAAGTATGTTAAGAATTATCTATCAATTTATTTGAATAGTGTAATTGAGAATCCATCATTTGATTCTCAAACAAAAGAAAGATTGATTACACCAAAAAGTAAGTTTGGAAGTCAACCTGAAATTAGTGATAAATTTATCAAAAAGATATGTGATGGTGGACTTTCAGAGAAGGTTATGCAATTTTCAGATTTCAAAGATAAAACACTTGCGAAGAAAACAAATGGTGTAAAGAAAAATAAGCTCCGAGATATTCCAAAGTTGGATGATGCTAATTGGGCTGGAACACGTAAATCACAAGTTTGTACTTTGATTCTAACAGAGGGAGATTCAGCTAAGTCAATGGCGATAGCTGGTCTATCTGTTGTTGGACGAGATCAATATGGAGTATTTCCACTCAAGGGTAAGGTATTGAATGTACGCGATGCTAGTACAAAGCAGATTGTGAATAATTCAGAAATAACAAACATTAAAAAGATATTGGGTCTTGAATCTGGGAAAAAGTATAAAGATACAAAATGTTTGAGGTATGGCAAGGTTATGATTATGACTGATCAAGATCATGATGGATCCCATATTAAGGGTCTAATATTGAATTTGTTTCATAGTGAGTGGCCGGAACTACTTACATTGAATTATGTTAATTGTATGGTTACACCCATTATCAAAGCAACTGTTGGTAAGAATGTAAAGTCATTTTACACATTGACAGATTACCATAATTGGAAGATGAAAAATACTAAAAAATGTTCAATTAAGTATTATAAGGGATTGGGTACATCAACTTCAAAAGAAGCAAAAGAGTATTTTACAAATCTAAAGATAAATCAGTATGTTACAAATGATAAGACAGATGAATCAATGATATTAGCATTTAAAAAGACTGAAGCTGATCAGAGAAAATTATGGTTGAAGCAATATGATGAAGAGAATATTCTTGATTATAATTGCGAAGAAACTAAAATCAATGATTTTATCAACAGAGAATTTATTCACTTTTCAAACGCTGATAATATGAGATCAATTGGTTCTTGTATTGATGGTTTGAAAGTATCTCAAAGAAAGATATTATTCTCTTGTTTCAAGAGGAAATTGTATTCTGAAATTCGTGTCGCACAATTATCTGGATATGTGAGTGAAAATGCTGCATATCATCACGGCGAGGCATCACTTCAGGGTGCTATTATAGGTATGGCTCAAACGTTTGTTGGAGCGAATAATATTAATCTATTGCTTCCAAATGGGCAGTTTGGAACCCGAATTATGGGTGGTAGTGATTCTGCGAGTGCTAGGTATATTCATACACAATTGAATCCGATTGTTGATTCATTGTTTCCATCTGCTGATTTTCCACTTTTGAACTATATTAATGATGATGGATTAATGGTTGAGCCAAAATGGTATTGTCCTATCTTGCCAATGGTATTGATCAATGGAATGGTTGGTATTGGTACTGGATTTAGTACAACAATTCCACAATTTAATCCATTAGAATGTTCGAAAAATATTAAGCGTAAATTGGATGGAATGCCATATATGGCGATGAAGCCACATTATCGTGGATTTACAGGAAAGATTGAAAAGTTGGTAGAAAAGGGAATTACAAAGTTTATTAGCAAAGGTAAATATACGATTGATGATGATAAGATTATTATTACAGAACTTCCGATTGGAAAGTGGACACATGATTTTAAAGAATATATTGAAAAGATAATTCAAATAGAAAATTCATGGATTCTAGATTATGAAAACCATTCTACAGATGATAAGGTTAAGTTTATTATAAAGGTTAATGATGAAGTATTGTTTGATAATACATACAAAACAAAAGATGTAATTGAAGATAAATTCAAACTAACATCTACAAAATCCCTATCAAATCTTCATTTGTATAATAGAGATGGTGTGATCAATAAATACGATACAATCTATCAAATTATCGATGAGCATTTCTATACAAGATTAAATATGTATGAACGTAGAAAAGAGTATCAATTAGATCAGCTAAATAATGATATTAAATATCTTGATGCGAAGATGATGTTTATCAATTATGTGATAGATGAAAAAATAGTTGTTTATAAGCAACCAAAGGTATCAATTATTGAAAAACTTGAAGTGTATGAGTTTCCATTTTACATAAACAATACAATTGTTGATTACATACAGCTGTACAATTCCATTACAAGTGAATATAATTATCTATTGAATATGCCAATACATAACTTTACACTTGAGAAGGTTAATGAGTTAGAAAGTGAAATTAATATGAAGAACGATGAACTAGGTGTATTGGTGGATACAGATATTAAAGATATTTGGAAAAAGGAGCTAGATGAGTTTGAAGTCATGTATAAGAGGCAAAGGGTGGTTTAATTAATCCATAAAAATGGAATTTTCAAATGAATAAATATTATTATTTAATAAATGGATTGTATTTTCTAGATCAATTATATTTTGAAAGAATATTTTTTTAATATCTAAATCTTTTTCTATCTCATTATTTGTTTTATTATGACATAATAATGATTCTTTATCGGGAATATCAATACCATATTTGTTTTTATTAACTATTCTTGGACAGCTTATCGCAACATAAATATCATTGACACCGTGATATTTTAATAAATTTATAATGTGTTTGATTGTATTTCCTCTTACAATTGAATCATCAACAATGATAATATTTTTGTTTCTAACTAAATGATCAATTATATTTAATTTTCTTTTGATATTTTTCTTTCTTTTTATTTGAGAATCCATTATAAATGTTCGGTTAACATATCTGTTTTTTGTGATTGCTTCAGAGTATGGTTTATTCATTACATTTGACATTTCTAATGCGACAGGTTTACTTGTATCTGGGACAGGAATGATCATATCAATTGATTTCAGATCAACTTTATCCATAATTTGATTTGCTAACATTTTACCTAACATCTTTCTAACTTGATAAACATTTACACCATAAATGATTGATTCTTCTCTTGCTAGATAGATCCATTCAAAGATACAGGGTATTAACTGTTTATTTTGATTCTTTAAAATTTTTAAATTAGACATTTTATCAAAAATGATAATATCATTACTGTAAATATCTCTAACTATTTCATAATTAATACTTGTAATTGATATTGATTCTGATGATAATATATAATTATCATTTTTCTTACCTAATATTAATGGACGAATACTATATTTATCTTTAAAACATAATAAACCAAAATCTTTTATAATACAAATACAGTTAAATGAACCATTTATTTTTTGAACATCCGAGACAATTTTAAGAATATTTTCATCATTTAAGATAACATATTTATCAAAAAGATGTGAGATATAATGTAAAAGATATTTTGTGTCTGAACAAGATTCAAAATTGATATCTAAAATTTGTTTTATTTTTTCAACATCAATTTGACCATTATGAATAAGGGAAAATGTATGAATTTTCCCTTCAATGTAGAATGGTTGAGATTCATTAATATCATTTGATCCTTGAGTTGGATATCTTACATGACCCATAACAATGTTTGATTCAATACTAACTTGATTATTTGCGAGTAAACCAGTATTTTTATAAATTTTGATTTGTTTCTTATTATCTAGATATGAAAAACCAAATGAATCTTGTCCTCTATGTTGTAGATGATAAAGAGATTCATATGCTTCATTAAAAATGTTATTATTCTTAGAAAATACAGCCGTTATTCCACACATAAATACTAACTATATAAAAGAAATTAGTTTTAAATTGTTATTTTACCTCATATTTTGGAACATATCCAATAATATTTGTGGTAATTAATGATAATAAAAATGGTATAATTGGTAATAGTAATAAACTATATTTTGGTAGATAAGGTAAATTTTCTTTTGGAATTTTCTCAGCGATTTTAAATCCTAAAAAAAATGATAATTGATCACCAATAATATTTTGATAAGTATCTGGTTTTGTTTTACAATCTTTTACTTTTAATAACGGTGATAAATTAAAACATCTTCAACCAATTGTTTTTTCAAAAATTTCAAATACTAAGTGTAATATATTTGCTTCTAATAAAGTAAATCTCATTCTTTGTAGTATTATACCTCCAACTAAATGACTAGGAGTATAAACATCAAAATAATCTTTACCCATTTATATTAGTTATTATTTTTTACTTTTCTTTTTAGATTTAACTTTTTTTATTTTTTTGCTTTTTTTAGCTTTGCTGGCTTTTTGTTTACCGATTCCTTGTTTTTTGGCTACACCTAATGTTCCTTTCTTACCAGATTTTTTGGAAGTTCCTTTCTTACCAGATTTTTTGGAAGTTCCTTTCTTTTCTCCTTTTTTATTTTTTTTAGCTTGTGTTGTTTTACCTTTTGCTTTCATTGTATTCATAAATTCATGTGGATCATCATAATCTAAATGAACAGTATCCATTAAATATTTAAAATTAGCACTTGTATCTCTAACAGAAAGGTCTTCCATTATTCCTGCTAAAACTTCACCTTGATTAGGAAATCCACCACAACAGAAAGCACCCACAATTTTGATACGATTGGATTTTTCAGGTGATTTTAAATGATAAGATTTAATCATCGCTATTATATCAGAAAGTTTATAAATTCCCATCGGAGGGGATACCATGGGTTTACCCATTTTTCCGGGACCTAAAAATCTTTGCGCATAATTAATCTTAAAAGATGGAACATCAAAATTAATAATTGGAATATCACTTCCACACTTGTAAATACCCGAGTTGAATTCTTGATCATCACCACGTAGATATCTATCGTTATAATTTCCTTTTTGTGGATATAACTTTGAGAAACCATGACAAATTCCTTGATTTGTTTCATTAATCCATTTTTGTATACTACCGTAACCCTCCCATTTATTACGCGCCATTAGCAAGCATGATCCGTCATCAACGAGTGTATTGAAATTAATATCATCTACATTAAACATATCTAATGGAGGGGCGCCATAACTTTCTGCCGACCCACCATGGCAAGCTATTATGTATGTAGTTTCACTTTTATCTTGAATTAGTCTTTTTTTTAGTAGTTGCGGTGCTAATGTTTGTTTATCTTTATTAAAATCTATCTCAGCTTTAGCCTGTTGTTCAGTAATTTTCAATTCTTTTTGTAAATAATCTATCATTTTTTGTTCACCAAGATTGGGCTGATTCTGGATCCGAGCTAAATCCATTTGAAATCGATCCCCTTCACTACTTGAACTATTGTCCCACATTCCAGGGGATCCATCATCCCGTACATCATATTTATTATGAAAATCATATAAATCATCTACATCCATATCTTTTCTTTCCATATTATATAATATTATAATATATTATATTATATTATATGGTAAATAAGAAAACAAAAAAACAATTATTAACAATACCTTCTATTAAAAGATCTGCGATTTCTTCACTTGTGAATGATAAGAAAAAAATACCAGTTCCATGGTTTGAAGCATATGTTGCTCAAACCGTAAAAGCGATTGAAGAAGCATTTAGATATAAAGCAAAACGAATCATACTTGCTGGAATTAAAGGAGATATAAAAAAGGGTAAATTTACATTACTTGAATGGCCAAAAATGATTGAAATTATCCAAGAAGCAATTGAAAATGATAAAATTAAAGGAGCTAGTTGGGAAACGATTGAAGAAAGAAGAATATCAATTGATTATATTGATGAATTAGTAAAAAGGGCTGATAAAGAGACACATTTAATAATATCTTCCTGTCCAGAATTTCATTTTGAAAAATTGATCAAAAGTTGTGGAGATAATAGAAATATTCATTTAACTTTTGCGAGAAATAATGATATTAATGAATTATTTTCAGTAAAAAGGAAAGTAAAACAAGGAAAGAAGAAAGTAAAAAATAAGAAAACAAAAAGAAAAATAAAATTGATTTAAAAATTTTTCAATTTGACATTGTATTTATCTGTAATATGTTGATCATATTTCCTTGTCGGTCCACCCATAATATACGAATACATACGCGCTTTACCCCAAGATTCCGCCGTTTGATTGGGCCTTGAACCACTACTGTAATAGGCTCCTTTACCTTTTTTGACAACTTCCATAAGAGCTTTTTTAGGAATACCTGTTACTTTTTCAATTTCCTTGTATGTTTTTACATCTTTACCATATTCTTTCTCAAACTTGTTTACCCAAGAGCTTTTTTTTGATTTATAGCTTTTAAGTTTTGGTCTATCAACGTAAACACCTTTTTTATAACTACGAATAGCCCTACGAATATTTTTTGTTTGTTTTTTTTTATCTGTTGGTTTTAAACGGGATGTATATTTTTTGGGAATTTTTGATTTTTTAACGCGTGAACTTTTCTTTTTTTTCATATATTAGTTTAAAATATTTAAAAAAAAACTAAATAAGATTTATAAATGTCACTAGAAACAAAAGAAGAAAAAATTGATTACCTTGAGGTAGATGATACAATCCCTGGACAGAATTATGTATGTTTATCATTTGTTTCACCCGAAGCATTGATTGAATCAAAGGAATCATTTAAGGTTGCTAAATTTCTTCAATCGGTATGTAAAGATAAAGATATGGATTTTAAAAAGATAATGGAACAATATAAGGACTTTACATACAAATTTGAAGATAATCTTCAGAAAGATTTTGATGAACAAAATGAGTTTAAAACAAATATTCGTGGATTAAAGGTTCGTGGAACATACAATACTCGCGATGAGGCCGAAAAACGTGCTAAGAAACTACAAACAGTTGATTCTGATTTTCATGTTTTTGTGGGTCAGGTTGGATATTGGTTGCCTTGGGATCCCTGCGCTGACCAGATTGAAGATGAATCATTTGTTAATTCGCAGTTGAATGATATGATGGAGAAATATAAGGAAAATAATATTAATAAAGATATGTTTTATGAAGAGCAAAAGAGAGAAAAGGTTAAAGCAGCACGCGAAGAAGTTATTCGTAAAAAGAAAGAAGAAGCAGCTGCTAAGAAGTTGGAAAATTTATCTGAAGAACCAATTGTGGAGGGTGAAGAACAAGTGGAAGATGTTAAGGCCGAGCCAGAAGAACCAGAAAATGTTGAGGTAATTGAAGAATCTGTTGGTGATTCTAAGAAAGAGTTAGATGAAGATTTGAAAAAATCATTAGATGAAGTTGATCCTTGGATGGCTAACAAATTAAAATCTCAGTAACAAAAATAATTTATATTATATATATGGAATCAATTATAACAATTTTATTTCTTGTAATATTGGTGACAGTTGTTTATGGATTGAAAATTTATGAGGATAAAAAAGATTTGAAAAAATGTACAAAAAAATACATTCTTAAAAAGGAGGAGAAAAAGCAAGATACAGAAGAAAAAATATTATTGAACAATATAGATAATTTAAATTATTTAGATTTTTTTTAAAATATACTTCTTATATTATGAGAATCAATTTTACATTAATAATTTTTATAATGGGGATTTTATTTATAACACATGGTTATGCGCATCAAATGCGACCTAGTTGTGAAAAAGGTGTTGAAGTAAAATATGTTCCAAGGGATGTTTATGATGAAATTCTTAAATCAAAACCTTATTCAGAAGAAGATACACTTTAGGTTATTTACAAATTCTATAAAATAGTGTTGTTCCTAATTTTTCCGTTTTTCTTTCAATTTCACAAATATCACCAGGAGCTAATCGTTTTAACTTACTGATAATATCATTTTTAAGAATAATTGGTAGTTGATTTGTTTTACAATTTGATTTTTGAAGTATTTCTTCAATATCAGCCCTCTTACGAATAACTTTATGTTGAGGGACTAATCTATGTTTGAGTAGATTATTTGTTAGACTGTTAATACTAAGTATATGTACATTTCTAAAATGTTTCTTTTCAAGGAAATAATCATTGTCTTTCATTTCTTTGATAATTTCTTCATTAATATCTTTACCCTCAAATTCACCTTGTAAGTTTACATTGAGTCCTGTGTAGCTTTTTCCAAGTGATTCTGATACTGTATCATTGATAATAACAATCAAACTATCTTCAAAATTAACTAATTCACTTTTATAAAGATTCATAATTTTATCACAAGATGATTTGGTAACTTTTGAACTATTTCTACCAATTTCGGGAAAATTATAATAGATAATATGTAATTTGTGCGAAGGAATAAACTTATGTTTCAATGTAAAGTTACAAGCAGCCGCAATACCAAATGATGAAAGAGTAGTATTTTTCGCAGATGAAACATTGTATATTTTTCCAATTTCTTGATCCGAAAAATCAGGCACGCTTAGAACATCCCATTCTTCACCAAGAATTTCTTTGAGTGTATAACGCGAACTATTAACTTTTTGAATGATGTTCATTATATATATATTTAATATATTAATGTTTTAATATATTTATCAAATTTTAAACATATAAACTATCTTTTTTATCTGATACTAGAGTATTTTTATCTATAATTTCGTAGAATTTATTAATTATGTCATAGATTGTATCTTTCTTACGATTAAAAAATAAAAATTCTTGAAGCATTGCGGTTGTATAAGTTCTATTGCGAACAAGTTTATAAAATTTGTTGAAAGATTTTTTATCATTTTCTGGAGCCATTCTTTCAAAAATACATTTTGTTTGATATTCATTCGCATAATCAAGTTCATATTTATGATCAACCCTACAAGATCTTATTAAAGCTTCATCAATAACTTCAGGTTTATTTGCTGTTATAAATAAGAGTGTTCCTTCAACACAAGAAAAACCATCAAAACAGTTTAATAAGCCTTGTAAAGTGATACCATTATCATCATCTCCCTTTTTTCTATTTGTAAAGATGGAATCAATGTCTTCAATTACAATAATTCGTTTCTTTTCTTCTTTTTCTTCTAGATATCCAATCGCATCAATTAATCCATAATCTGTTAGTTCTTTAGAAATGGGGATTACATAAACATCACAGTCAAAATATGAAGCAATTGTATTTATTGTACTTGTTTTACCTGTTCCAGGTGGTCCATATAACATAAATACACTTTTATAAGGAATTCCATGAGATAAATATTCTTTTCTTGTTTCCCCATCATAAAATTCTTCTACATTTTTCATTAAATCTTCTTTTTGGCCTTCTTTTAAATAAAGTGTATCAATAGGTCTTTTAGGACTTTTAAATAACATATTCCAATATTCTTTTCTCCAAATGTTAATTGAGATTGTTGTTGTTTTTGACATTTTGGATTCTTTTAATAAAGTTTCAGAATATTCTTTTGCTTCATTAATAAAATCAATTAAAGTTTCTTCTTCTTCTGAAGATAATTTTAAATTTTTATAAATAACATCTTCAATAGAACTACTACCACAACCACCCGCCGGTTTTTGAATCTTAATTATATTCCCATTTGTATCAGTTTCTGTTTTTAATTTAAAATTTATAATTTCATTATTATAATTAATATCAAAAGCACAATCATCAGGAATACAAATTCTAATTTTTTTGATATCTCTTCGGGAAATATATTCATAAGGTTTGATATTTGTTTCTGAAATATATTCTTTTTCATTTATTTTTTCTGAATATTTATAATTTATAAAATTCAAGATAAATTTATAATTATCATTAAAGCTCTTTACAATAATTGTTTTCATTTATAGATAAATATTCCATTTTATTTTTAAATGTATTTATTAAAAATAAAAATATTGTAATAATATAAATGAAAAAAGAAGAAGCAAAAGCAGCGGTTGATGCTGGATTAGATGAATTAGACCAGCTTGAAGGTTTTTTTGGAGGAGATGATGAATATGATGAATATGATGATGATGATGAAGATTACTATGAAGGAATGGACAATAAAAAAGAGGAACAAGCAAGTGAAAGTGATATTCAAGACGCAATGGATGCAATTGACAAAGAGATGGCTGATTTAGAACGAGCAGGTGATGAAGGTTTTGGGAATATGTTCAATTTGGATTTGAGTAAAAATTGTATGATCTTAATTGTCATTGTATTAATATTGATTTTATGTAAAGAAGATATTATGAAGATGGACTTTTTTAAGAAATTATTCAAATAAGTAAAATTTATATAAATTATTTTTATATAAACTACATTTTTATTATAATATTTTAAAAAAGAAATAATGAATTTTCTAAAATAAATATCTAATATATATATATATATATATAAATGGTTAGTCTGACCCAAATGTCTCATAGACGAAGAGCCGCATTGGCCGCTTTTGCCGGCCATGGCGAGCAGTCACGCGGCGCCCAGCGCCGCCGTGCGAGGAGGTGGAGCAGCCGGTACAGTGGCCCGAGAAATACACAAGGATTTACTAATATGAACTTTACTAATATGAACTTTACAACAAATTGTTGTATAATTATTTTCATATTGATAGTAGTGTTTTTGTTTAAAAAAGAAATAATGAATTTTCTAAAATAAATATCTAATATATATATATAAATGAGTGATTTAGCTGACGAAGATCCAATCCTTGCGATGCTTCAAGAAGAACTTGATGATGATGGAACCAACTCAGATGCTGTAGACGATGAGATAGATGACACAAGTACTGATGTAAAAGAGCCATTTGGAAATTTCAATATGAATTTAAGTGAAAATTGTCAAATGATTATTATTGTCCTTTTACTTATAATTTTATTCAAAGAAGAAATAATGAAAAACAAATTTGTAAAGTCAATCTTAAATTAAGTTAATTTTTTTAGAATATATTTAATTATCTACATATAATATATAATATGTCTGATGGAAATGTAAAATTACAAGAAATATTTTCTAAACACGATAAAATTAGAGAATATGAAAATAGGATTTTATCTGATACAGAAATGGATCTCAAAAAAAAAGAAAAGTTTGAAGAAAAAATAAACAATTTTAAAGATGCATTAGATAATAAAACAGAAGAAATAATAAGCAATGAAGATATTGTACCAAGCGATGAAGATCTAAATAGAGAAAATGAAGAAATGGACGATCTTTTAAAAGATGATGAATTACTTAATGATAATATAAAAAATGAAGTAAAAGAAGTAGCGGATGAAATAGAAGGTTTTGACCTTCAAAATTCAAGCTTATTTAATATGATCAATATTACTCAAGAAGATATATTTATATTGATTTTACTTATATTAGCTCTTTTTTTTAGAAAAGAAATAATCCTTTTTCTAAAAAAAAAAATGTAATATATATATAAATGGTAAAATTGGATGAAATGGATGATCTGGACAAGGAATTGGAAGAAGTTTTAAACAAAATTGACAGTGATACAAAAAAAGAGATAGAAAAAGGAGATATTAAAGAAAAAGCAGAAGAGGTAAAAGAAATAAACAAAGAACAAATTGTTGAAGACGCAAAAATTGCTTCAGAAGCAGTTGTAGAAGGTTTTGGAAATATCAATCAAATGATCTATGAAAGATTAGATATTAACCGTGCTTGCCTAATGATACTTTTAGTCCTTATATTAATATTAATATTTAAAGAAGATATAATGAAATTAGCTTTTGTTAAAAATCTTCTTAAATAGATAAAATTGAAAATTTATTTTAAACTATTTTAAAAACAAATATCATATGGAAATTTATGATATCATTCATGGAACAATTAACATAGATCTATCTACGTGTAAAATAATTGATACAGTAGAATTTCAACGTTTGCGAAATATCAAACAATTAGGATGTTGTAATTATGTATTTCCAAGTGCGACACATACAAGATTTGAACACTCATTAGGAGTTTATCATTTAGCTTCTAAATACATTGATATTCTAAACAAAAAAGATGATTATTTTGATGAAAAAAATACTAATTTAGTTAAAACCGCCGCACTTATACACGATTTGGGTCACGGACCATATAGTCATTTATTTGATGAAGTGGTTGATTCAGATAATAAACACGAAGATAGATCTTTAGAAATTTTTAAGATAATGAATACTAAATATAATTTAGATTATTCAGAAGATGATATAGATAAAATTGAAATAATGTTAAATCCAAGTAAATACAAAGATAAAATAAAAGATAAAAAGTATATTTATCAAATAGTATCAAATTCAAATGGTATAGATGTAGATCGTTTTGATTACATAATGAGAGATATAAAAATGACTGGTCTTAATTATGGAATTGAATATGAGAGAATAATGCTTAATTCAGAAATTGTTGACGGAGAAATAGTTTATTCTGAAAAAGTCAAAACAAATATTGAAGATTTCTTTCGTATAAGATTTATTATGTATAAAGATGTTTATAATCATCATACCGTAAGAGGGGTTGAATTTATGATGAAAGATTATATTAGACTATTTCTAGGACTTTGTGGAGACAGCTTATATGAGGATGGATATTCTGGATTTTTAGAATTGAATGATAGTATTATTGATATGATATCCCATTGGAAAGCTGCGGGAAGTTTCAATGAAGATAGTGAAGATGAAATACTGATGGAAAACATAATTGACAATATTAAAACGAGGAAAATTTATAAATGTGTTGGAGATATTATCACGAATTCAAATATCGAGATTGATAATTATGATAAAGATAACATAATTATTGATACAATAAAATTATCATTTTATGGAAAAGAAAAATGTAAATATATGAAACATAGATCAATAGATAAAACAATTAGTATTAAGAATAATGATAAATATATTACAAGTATCTATTACAAATCACCTAAATATAAAATAAAAGCTGAAGAAATTTTCAAAGCATTGATTTAATCTTCAGTTTCAAGTTCATCATCAAAGTCATCTAAGAAATCATTTTCAATTGAATATTTTGATATATTTTTGTGTAAGTAATCAAATACTGGTTTATTGATATTTGATTCGGTGACTAATCGTGGTGCGATTGCTAAAGATTGTAATTCTTGTAATAGTAATTTCATACAATATGGTACATTTACTATTTTTTTATTTTGAATATCATCATCATATGATATTAAACCTGATTTAGTATCAATTTGAACTTTAAAAGCATCGGATCTTTCCATAACTGATTCATTTAAGAAACTGGAAATACCGTGAGCAATAATACTATCTCTTTCCATTTCTCCAATCCTTAATCCTCCTTTATTCGCACGCCCGGAAGCTGGTTGTCTTACTAAATGTTGTAAGGGTCCAGTTGATCTGCTGTGCATTTTATCCGCAACCATAATTTTCAATCTTTGGTAGTATGTAGGTCCAATAAAGATTGATGTTTTTATTTGATCTCCATTAATACCCGAATACATAACTTCTTCTCCATTTTTTTCATATCCAAATCCTTCTAATACATTTGAAAATTCAGATATTTCATTATTTTGAAAAGGCGTCGCATCCCCTAAGAAACCACCTAAGCATCCACTTTTACCTAAAATTACTTCTAATAATTGATTAATTGTCATCCTACTAGGTATAGCATGTGGATTAATAATGATATCGGGGACAATACCTTCTTTTGTAAATGGCATATCATAAGCAGGTAAAACCATACCACACATCCCTTTTTGTCCACAACGAGATGAAAATTTATCACCAATACCTGGGACTTTTTCTTTCCTGATGCGAACCTTACATTTCCTTAAACCTTCTTGTGTACTTGTAACAATAACCTTATCAACAATACCAGAGGTTCCATAATTAACACTTGAACCACTTACTCTTGTAACTTCATTACCATCTGAAAGAATTTTCTTACCACATTTTGCGATAATAATATCATCGTGGGTAACATAGGTATTTTCTTTAACAAAACCATTATCATCTAAATTTTCATATTTACCAGTATTTAGTTTTTGTACATTTTTTTCCATTAAAGGATTTCCAAAATAAACTTTTTTTCCTTTTTCCATTTCTTCTTCTTCTTCATAGCTTCTAAAATATAATGATTTAAATAAACCTCTTTCAACAGAACCTTGATTCAATAATACAGCATCTTCTTGATTGTATCCTGAATAGGAAGCGATTGCGACAATCGCATTTATACCATAAGGTAATTTATCAACATCAGTATATTTTTTATATCTGGTAGTTACGATTGGTCTTTGAGGATAGTATAAGATATGCGCAAATGTTTCAAATCTGGTATTATAGGCAGATGAATAAACACCAACTGCTTGTTTTGTTTGCTGACAAGAAAATACATTTCTAGGATATTGACTATGTTCGGGGAATGGAATATTTAATGAAACAGCACTCAATATTAACGATGAATGTATTTCACAATGTGTATGCTTATTTTCATATGTTTTAAGATCTTTTGCGATTAAAACATTTTCAGATTCAGTTGAATCAATATATTCAATCACTGAAGCATTTTCTCTTAATTCTTTCATAAAATTTGGATTTTCTTTTAGCAAGTCAAGTTCATTTTTGAAATATTTTGATGAATAAAAATTAATCGTTTTATCGATTGTAAACATATATCCATGAATGGCATTTTTCCAAGTATCAATGTACGAATAATCTCCTTCAATTAATTCATTATATTTATTACCTTCATCATCTATTTTCAAATAAAAGACCGGCCTTACAATTCTACCCGAATCAGTAAAAAAATGTATTTCATTTGATTGAATATCCCACGAAATAGACGTTGTAAGATTAATAAAACTATTTAGTTTTAAAAGTCTCATATATTCATACAAATTTTTAGGATTATATTCAATACCGATCAATTTACCATTCAAAAATACCTTTGTTGATGTATGAAAATCTTTATTGATTACATTTTCTAATAATATTACACTCGTATCAAGTAAAGCATCATATACCGATTTTTCATCAATATTTGTTGTAACTCTTGCTGCGATTGATAAATGATTAATAATACCAACATTTCCACCATCCGGTGATTCTGTTGGACATACAAATCCCCATTGAGAATTATGTAATTTTCTAGGACCTAATGATTTTGATCCCGACGGTAAAGGTGTTGATAATCTACGAATATGTGATAATGTTCCAAGCATTACATTTCTATTAAGATCTTGAACGATACCTTGTCTCGCAGAAATACCTGTTCCAAATCTTGCGCCAAACGATTTTACAATGGTAGTCATTACAGAATTATCGAAAATTTTCTTAACATTTAGATCGTTAATAATGTTTGAGAAATCAGATCCTTCAATTGATTCATAATTTAGTTTATATTCAGTATCAACTTTTAATGATGTGTTTCGTTTAAATTTACCCCAAAGCTCGCGATATAATTCTAAAAGTAATGAACCCGGTAAGTCAACTCTTTTATTTCGGTATGAATCTCTATCAGTTTCATCAAGGAAGCTAATATATGTTAATAATATTTTACGGACTGTATATCCTAGATATTTTGCTTTTGATAAATTATCATTCCCATAATTCGGAAATAAATTATTATTGAGTAAATCACTAACATTGAAAATTTCTTTCCCTTTCGTGTTTAATGATAATAATTTATAGGCTGATTTTTGGGTAAAAACTGGTTGAGAATCTTTTACTGAAGGTATTATCAACGGTATTAATTTATTTTTTAATGTTTGATTATCATTTCCATAAATGATCATTGATAAAATCTCTTTATCTGATTCAATACCTAATGCTCTAAAAAGAACAAATAATGGTATATTCCATTCTTTTCCATCTCCACTCGTAAATCCCAAAATTCTAACTGTAAAAACATATTCTTCTCTTGTGATTGTTTCTTTTTTTATCTTTGCTTTTAGTTTATGTCTTACAAACGATACATAATTTGTTCTTGAAGATTGAAAACCTTCATTTGAAATTGATTTAATATTACCTTGTAAGATGATTCTATCATCTGGAGATTTATTGATATATAAGATATTATTTACTTTTTTCTCTTGTGATAACATTACTTTTTCTTTCCCTTTAATAATAAAATAACCACCATGATCATATGGACATTCACCAAAATCGGATAATTTGATAGAATCTAATTTATGTAATAAGCATAGTTTACTGTGAATCATGATTGGGATTGCTCCTATATTTACTTTTTCAAAATTTTTAACAATTATTTTTTCTTCTTCGTCATGAAAAATGTATTGAATGCCGATATTACACAAAACGTTGCTTTGGTAAGTTAGGTTTTTTAAACGCGCTTCATTTGGGAACATCGCATTTAATTTATCATCTTTAAAAATAGCTGGAGAAGATACAAAAATATTTTCAACATCTGGTAAAGGATTCCCTTCTTCATCAAGCGTTTCACCGAAATGAATTCTTAATTCATATAAAAACTTACCTTTACTTTCACCTTTGAATAAAATAAATGGATTTTCTCTTGTAACTATGTTGTGTATGCCGTTTTCTTTTGAGAATAAAAATTCATCAAAAGAGTCAATTTGATGTTGAGATTTATAATAAGGTGTATCTCTAAAAAATGTATCTATGATATCCCATTCATTAACATAATTCTTATCTTCTTCTGACATTATATTATACTATGGATTTTTTATTTTAAATCTTTAAACTTCAATAATTAATTTAAAAACTAAAATTTAAATAATTACTAAAATATGAAGAATCAGTTATTCAAAGTTTCTCCAGATTTAAAAACAACATTACAAATTTTAAATCTATTTGGAATACAAGATCTTGAAGATAATCATTCATTCACGAGAAACAATCTTACAGACCTTGATACTGTTTCTAAAATGAATGAATTAATACCCGAAATAGAAAAATATTACATACCTTGTAAATCTAAAAAATATCTCACCGATATCAATGAGAAAAAATGTATCACAATTTTAAGACAATTCTTAAAATTTCACAATCATACACTCAATTCAAAAGAAAAATATGTTAAAGGTAAAAAATCACTTTTTTATCAAGTAATCCCGTTACAAATAAATATGAATACAAAAAATAGAGATTCAGAAAAAGTTATTCTAAGTTTTGATTAACATGATCTTTACAAGGTGAAAATGTTTTGCGATGCCATTTTGTAATCCCATACTTTTTGATAGCTTCTAAATGTTTTTTTGTTCCATATCCTTTATTATTCTGTATATCATACTTTTCTAATTCAGGATTCTCTTTTACCAAATTAATTATATAATTATCACGATGTGTTTTGGCTAAAATACTCGCCGCGGCAATGCTTTTATATACATTATCACCTTTAATAATACATTTATGAGGAATATAATCATCATTATTTTCATCATAATATGTATGGAAATGATTACCATCAACAAGAATACTATCAACTTTATTTGATTTTGTAATTTCATCTAAGCAAAGATGCATACCTTCTAATGATTTTTGTAAAATATTTCCTTGATCAATTTCATCATTATCTATCATTTGGATTGAATATCCTATAGAATTTTCAATTATGTAATCATAACATTTTAAACGATGTTTTTCCGTACATTTTTTGGAATCTTTAATAACAATACTTTCATCCGGATCATTTTGTAACCATATTACACCTGCGATACAAACAGGTCCAAATAAACAACCTCTACCAGCTTCATCTAATCCAACTTCAATTTTATTTTCTTGATCATACTGTTTTAATATGTTTTTATTCATTTAAAATATTAGTAATAATATATTAATATGCTTTTAAATCCCTATTTATATCATCGCGCGATTTCTATAAATACTAAATTAAATACAAATGATTTTTCTAGTTTAGTCCCTCAAAATACATGGAGAACATTAAGTATTAATCTTATTTCTGATGAAAACTACTATCAAGAAGAAAAAATAGAAATAGTTGAAGAAAAAAAGATCTTTTTTGATAATGCGGTAGAAGATGAAGAAAATGAAGAAAAGTTAATGGACGAAGAATTACAACAAATTCAAGAAGATGTTTTTGATGAACTTCAAGATAAAAAAAGTCCATTGTTTTTTGAAGAAAAAAACACAGCTGTTCAAGGAAATATTCAAGATGATGAAGTTCAAGAGGTTGTAAGAGAGGTATCTGATAATGAAATACAAATGGATATTGATTTAGATGGTGTTCCAAATGATGAAACTGTTCCCCAAGAATTTAATACTGAAGAAATTGAAGAAATAAATCAAGAAGCAATTGGTAAAATAGAAAAAGATAAAGTTTATACAAATCCTAAAACAGGTAATATGACCATTTTAGATAATATATCTGAAGCAAAAGAAGGAGGATTCGATGAAAATGTAAAAAATGTTGTTGTTTCTTTTTTTTAAATCTATAGTATATTATAATTAATGGAAAATAATGATATCATCTGTGTAATTTTAGTAATGCTTTTATTTTATCTAGCGATGTATAAGAAAAAGGTTGAAGGATTTACACCCGGTATGCTTGTAGGTCAAATTGAACGTCCTTTTAGTAATAATCCTACGAGGTTTTATCGTTAAAATTTCAAAAATTAATTCTATCTTTTTTTAATGATCAATCTTATTTATATGGCAAAACCCATCTATGGTGGATGGGTAACTTTTACAGCACATTTATCTTTAAAATATAATTGTGAACTTTTTAAAATTGGCAAAAGATGTGAAAAAAATAAACGAAAATATGGCTACGGTGTAGATTATCAAAATTTAAGTATTGATGAATTAGTAAAAAAAGAAAATATCGTAATAACAGCTGTTGATAAACATTATTGGGAATATTTACATCTTTTTCCAGAAAATACTAAAATAATCATCCATGATCCAACAGAATTAAAAGGTAAAGAAAATAAATTATTAGAAAATATATACAAATTCCATGTAATTACGATAAGAAAAAGTGTTCAAGATTATATTCAAAAAAATTATAATATAGAATCTGAATTTTTACTTCATCCTTTCTATAATTATCCTAAATCAAGTAATAAATCAGATTTTAATTGTCTTTCAATTTCAAGAATAGATTTTGATAAACATACAGATTTAATTCTTAAAGCAAATCAACTCATAAAAGATGAATCAAACAAGATACAAATTTTTGGAGCTGAAAATAGACTTTATGTTCATCATAAATTAAAAGATCTAGATTTTCCAAAATATTGGAAAGGGAAATATCCAAAAGAATTACCTCTCAAATATAATGATAATGATTTACTAAATGATTGTAAATATGTAATTGATATGAGTATTATTAAAGGCGACGGTGGAGGAACACAGTATACATTTTTGGAAGCTATTTATCATGATTGTGCCCTTATTCTTCATAAAGAGTGGGTTGAAAAGGGAGATACATTTAAAAAAGATTATAATTGTTATGTTGTAGGATATACTGAGAATGTTGGTGAAGAAATTGCGAATATTATTAATAATCCTTTCTCTGATAATCACCAAGAAATTTTAGAGAATGCGAAAAAACTTCTACAAAAACACATTGATATTAAATGGTTCTAATCTATGATTAAAAATATTAGATTATATTAAAATGACACGAGCTTGCTTAGATTGTACAGTTGAAGAAGTTGCGGATACAGAATATGAAATGAATGATAAAATACCATTATGGTATCGTGTAGCGGGTAATTACTCATTATTACCGAAAGCATTGAATTGTGATGATAAATTAAATCCAAATAAAGTCACCCTTAAAACAAAGAAACCGGAAATTACAACAAATGAAATTAATATTCCTATTAAAATCAAAAAAAATAATTGGGTTTACTACTGGGCACCAAAACCAAGTAAAAATAGACATAAAATAACCGATCCAGAAACAGCATATCATAATGAATTAAATGCTGGTCTTATTAAATCAGATAGTGGTGGAGATGTAACACTAGTATTAAATTGTCCTCAACCATATCGTGTTGATAATGTTACTTATCCAAGCCATGTTCATTATACAACATTAGTAAAAGAAAAAGGATTTGAAGTTTGGAGTGAAAAAGTCAAAACATATACGGTTTATTGTAATCTTGATAAAAAACAATTAACAGAGATATTAAAAGAAAATAAACATATTGTCATTAATGCTTTACCTGAAAAATCATACGAAGAGCAACATATTGAAGGTTCCGTAAATTTACCAGTTCAAAGTTTAACAAAGAAAAATAAAGAAAAAATAATCACTGATTTTATTGAAGATCAAATTAGAAATAACAAATTTCTCAAAAAAATAACAAAATTAGATAAAGATGATAAAAAAGATCAAAAATTAGATGATAAAGATGTCCCCATTGTTGTTTATTGCGCCCATTCAAAATGTGATGCTTCTAAAACTTTAATAAAACATCTTATTAATGTAGGATATACAAATGTAATTGAATATAAAGATGGTTTGAAAGGCTGGTTTGGAGATGATTATATTGAAAGTAAACGGGATACTGATTCTGATAGTGATTCTGATAGTGATTCTGATAGTGATTCTGATAGTGATTCTGATAGTGATTCTGATAGTGACGATGATAGTGACGATGAAACGTTAGTATATGAGAATGTAAAATATGTTCATAAATTAAAAACAAATGAAGTCTTTACAAAAAACAATCGTAAATTAGAATTAGTTGGTATATTTAATAAGAAAAATAATACAATTAAATGGACAAGTAGCAAAGATAAAAAAGTTCATGATCTAAAAGCTCAAAAAATGAAAAAAGATTATCTTGAATATCTAGAAAAACAAAAAAATAAGAAATCAGATAATGAATCCGAAGAGGAACAAGAAGAGGAAGATGATGAAGGTGAAGAAGAACAAGAGGAAGATGATGAAAGTGAAGAAGAACAAGCGGAGCAGTCAGATGATGATGATGATGAAGATGAAGATGAAGATGATGATGAAGATGATGATGAAGAGGAAGAAGAGGAAGATGATGATGAAGAGGAAGAAGAGGAAGATGATGATGAAGAGGAAGAAGCGGAAGATGATGATGATGATCAAGCGGAGCAGTCCGAAGACGATGAAGCGGGTAGAGATTATGCTAAAAGGGATGGTGGTGGTGAGTTAGATTCTAGAATTTTGAATGTTCAGAATATATTATCAAAAGTAAATCAGAAAGCTGGTTCAATTGAAAAAAAAGATGGGATCTATGTTTGCGCGGGTGGTGGAGAAATTACAAAAGAGAATTTTAAGAATAATTTTAGAGGATGGGGATTTACATTCTTTTAATATCCTCGAAGTGTCGGATATCTTGTAACAATATTTATTTTTAGTTTTTTGATTTGTTGATCTTTTTTTATAACTTTACGATTAATTTCTTTTCCTTTTTTTTTCAATTCTTTAACTTCGGGTTTATTTAAAAATTCTTTCTTTTCTTTTCTAAGATCTGAAATTTCTTTATTATATTTTTTTAGTTTTTCAAACTTTTTATCCATTGAGATGTTTCCTGGATTTTTTTGATTATATTTTTTGATTACATTACAACGTGATTCAATAAAATTGATATTCCAATATCCATAAAAAATAGGGTTATATATTTTTTGATTACTTGTTGGATTATCTAAACAACAAGGACAATTGCCACTTGAAGCACGAAACCACTTCATAATACATTCAGTATGAAAAGTATGTTTACAAGATAATTTATAAGTTTCTTTCGCATCTAGATTTTCTAAACATATTGGACATACATCCTCGTTCATTTATAATTATTATGGAATTTTTTTAAAGCATTTTGAACTCGTTTGTCACTCATACCGACTTCATTCAGTAGATAGTCGTTTAGTTTGTTAATATCTAAGTCACTTTTTACAATATCTAGTTCATCTATATTGATGTTGTTTTGAAATATCTTGAAATTTTCTTTCGCTTTATTGAAGTTTGATAAATAGTTTTCTGGATAATCATATTTTGTATTTTTAATAATATCTTCAATTCCATCAAAATTCTTTACCAATTTTAGGGCTGTAATATTGCCTACTTTTGGAGGAGCATCACAATAATCACACCCACATAAGATACAAAAATCTAAGAATTTTTCTTCCGATATTTCTAGATTAGTGATGATACTATTGTAATCAAAGATTGATACAATATCATTGTTTCTTTTTACTGTTTTATCTGTACAGTTTCTTATTAGTTTAGGACATCCATATGCCATTGTATCCATATCTTCGGTCAAAACATAATCTACAAACCCCATTTTACATAATTCGCTCGCAAAAGCTTCTCCTTCTCCTACTTGAGGATGGATATATGATATACCAAGTAAATTAAGCAGTTTCTTAACATCATTGATCATTTCATGTGTTAATCTTAAAGATGATTTCTCATACTTTTCTTTTTCTTCTTTTGTTTCTGCTGTCTTTGAAAGTTCTTTTGCTTTTTCAGATTTCTTTTTACGTTCAATGATACATTCTGCTTTATTTTCGGGTGGTTTTCCATCAAAGATAAAGATTAGTTCAATGTTCAATGAAATATAGTTCATAATTTTGTAGAATGTTCCTGTGATATGATTTGTGATCTTTCCTTCTTTATTCCGGAATATTCCGGACCTGTTAAGAAGTTGTTGATAAAGGATAAGACTCGCATCAACCGCTACTCTTTTCCCTGAAAGTTTGTATAGATTCTCGTGGGTAATTGATCCAGGAGAGTTCTTTTTAATGGTTTGCGTGAGGTTTTTGATACCCATTTGGTATTTATTTATTACTAGATTATATTTATAACTTCAAATTTAATGCTTAAATAAAACTAACTTTATTTAATAATCTTACGACTTCTAATTTTGATTTATTAAGTTGTTCTCTTGATAGTTCTAATAACCATTGTAATTCTGGTCTTTTTTCAAGTTCATCATATGGAACAGATACAAACTTTATTTTTGTTGGATCATAATAGTTGATGATTTGATTTCCTAAATATTCTGAGACATCAATTAATTTCATACGTGAATTATATGTTCCATCATATTCACTACTGTAATGATATTGTTTTACCTCGTTTATATTTAATAAGTGTGACATAATATCATAACTTTCAGTATTGCGTACTTCATATTTATAGTTATCTTTAACTGAAATTAATAATAATCTTTTATATTCTGAAATAAATGGTGAGAATTTACGAGAACCAATTACATATGTATTTGGATATTTTGGATTATTAATGGATTGAATTACTCTTGGAGAAGATCCAAATGAAACTAAATCAACTGTATTTGTTTTACTTAGAATATCTCTAAGGTTAAATAAGATCGTTCCAGGGGAAACACATAATCCACCATATTCATATAAAATATGAGCAAATAAAATATCAATTCTTTTTCTTAGAGGTATTTCAGATTTATGATTCATAACGATGGGAAATTTAGGAATGTATTTTTCAATATTTTCAGGTGTTAATACAATTAAATCGGGTGTATTTTTTTCCATTTTTTCAATACATTTCTGATAGAATACGGGAACATTTTTTTTCTTGTAATACATGGGTAATATTTTAGTATCATTTGGGACTTCAATATATGTCCATACTTTAGGTGTTTTTAGAGGATTATTATCTTTTACAATTTCAATTATTTCTTCAACTTGTTTACTTTGTTCTTTACTAATTAGATGTTTTTGAGAAACAACCTCTTTTTCAATCTTCTTTCCATTTTCAGTAGGTGTTGGTGGTTTTTTATCCAATATATGTAAAATAACTATTATCCCAATTACAGCTAAAATAAATAGTTTCATTATATATTATATATGTATAATTTATTTTTTATTAAGAAAATAATAAGTCTATAAATGAATTATTTTATATTTATGTTGTTAAATGGATTTATCTGTTATCACAAAGAAAATTTTATCTGAAATCTCAGATGAAGTAAAAAAAGAAGATAATATGAATATCATAAAACACGATATATTAGATCCTATCATAAGACATATCATAGATGAACTATATCCTTACTTTATTAAAATTTCTATTGGAGCTATTATTATCTTAGTATTTATCATAATTACTTTATTCCTTAATCTTAGAATTATTTATAGAAATTAATCTAACTAATGATATAAAGATGGATATTGAACCTTTAAAAAGTATATTAGCATGGTCAAGTGATAAAAAAGAAACATTATTGTATTATCTCCCCACAGATGTAAAAAAACGAGTCATTAATATGGATTATGAAAGCAATAATTTCTATATTGGAGAATATTTATGTTGTGTAAAAAGAAATACATTTGAAATTGATAGTTGTGGTAAATTAATCATTAATGAAAAAGGAAGATTAGGTATAAAAATGTCTTCTGTAAAAAATGTATACATCAATCCAAATGATTATTACATTTTTGTCAGACATAAAAAAACAGTTAATTTAGAAAGAGAATTTTTAAAAGGATTATTGAAAAATTTATAGAAAATACAATGGGCGGACGATTTTGATTGGTTCGCGACAAAACGCACAATTATTATCATCTTCGTAATTTATATTATAAATATCTTGTGAATTAATTAATGACTCTAAACAAGTTTTACAATATGTATGTCCACAAGGGGCTATAAAATGATCAACCGGATTACTAAAACATACTGGACACATATTTGTTGTATTAAAATTATTAACCTTACGAATCAAATAAATATATTTCTGAATTTCTTTAGTCTTTTCTTCATACTCTTTTTTTACAGTTGATAATTTTTCGTTTGATAATATATTTTTAGAATAAATATTCATTTTATCAATAATCTCTTTAATCATATCATCATTTTTAAACTCTTTTGGTAATTTTTTTAAATAATCAATCTGTCCTTCAATGATTCTCATATTCTTTGTTATTTTTTCAACCTCTATTTTAAATTTATCACTTATTTCAGATAGTTCACCCTGTAGTTTCTTAAACTCCGGTATTATCTTATGTAATGATTCTACTAATTCATCAACTCCTTCATTTTTATAATTTTCATCTTCATTAATCTCTTTAAAATTTAATTCAACTTTTTTATTTAAGATATCCAAAACAATTCCTTTTATTTTTAACATGTTTTCAATATTTGGATCATCCTCAATTTTAAATAAATTATTCAATGATGTTGAATTTGTTCCTATATTTATATTATCTGGATTAAAATTCAATGGTTGACCCAATGGCGCTCCCCAATTACTCATTTATATAATATTAATATTATTATATCTTTCACCTTTAAACGTTTATGAAAATACCAAATAATAATTTAATAAAAATGATCCATATGTAAAACCATGTACAACCATTTCTCGCGTTTTTTCTGCTACATCAATATTATACTCTTTTAACTTTTTTCCAACAAAAGAATCTATAATTACTTCATTATTATCATCTTCTTTTTTGTCTTCTTTTTTTTCTTCTTTTAAAAACTTATTTTCCAATTGTGTAAGAATACAATTATTATCATTAATTAAAAACTGAAATTGTATTGATGGTAACAATAAGATTAAATTTTGCCTTTGATTCTCAAAAATCCAACCCAATAATAAATACAATATAACAGAACTATGAGTATAACTAATTATATCAGATTTTTTCATTTATGTATATTAATATATATTTTTTAAATAATTATTCTTTCAAGATATCCATAATCTTAAATTTAATCTTTGATGATTTAGTTGTCACTTTTATCTCATTTAAAATATTTTTATATTTTTTAGGTATAATTGTATAATGGATCTCTGAAATATTATAAAAAGAGATTAACATCTTAAATAATTCAATATCATTCATTGATGATAAGTTTGTAACAAATGGATCAAGTACCTTTTCAACATAATTATCAATAATATCTTCTTTTTCAAGATGACTAATTAATAATGAAAATCCAATGATATTATCAATATTCTTATTTTCATTACACAAATTAACATAATTTGATTTATCTTTTGATATATTTTCATAGAAGAATTTGGTATGATATTTGTTACATAATCGCAATAAAATAGTTGTTTTCTTATCTGATTTTACTTCTTTTAAAATACCAACATATAGAGGTATATAAATATGATGAACGATTGAATTTTCAATTAATTTTTCAATTATGTAAGGTATTAAATAATCTACACTGATTTGTTCAAGAAGTTCTTTTTTTAAAACATCATAATTTGAGTCTGTAAGTTTATTAATCAAGCTATTAATATTTTTAATTAATTGTGTATCTTCCGTTATTTCTTTCTTATATCTTTTATTTTTGTTAATATTCATACGATAGTATTTCTTATTGATATCAATACTATCAAGAAAATTTGTAAGATGATCATCTTTTTTAGAAAGATATATCCTATATTTTTCTAAAAAATCCGAAGAAGATAATTTTTCTTCAAAAATACTTAATGAAGACATATAATATTATTATTAATAAATTATTCTTTATATATTAGCTCGCATCCTTAATTTCAATTTTTACATCCTCTGATTTTACTTCTTCTTTTACTTCTTTTACTTCTTCTTTTACTTCTTCTTTTACTTCTTCCCCAATTGATTCAACAATTGATTTAGTTGCTTCTTTTTTTACATTTTCAATTGTTTGTTGTTCTTCTTTAAATTTTTTCATTTCACCTTGAAAATCAAACTTTTTCTTTTTACCATCACCTTTTCCATTCGCAAATTCTTGTTCAACTTGTTTCCTTTTAATTGATTCAATTGATTTTGAAAATACTTTGTAGGCTTCTTGATGAGATTTATAATCTTCATATTTACCTGATAAACCAAAAAATTGCCATCCTTCAGTCTTTAATTGTTCAACAACCATCGAATAGGCGAAATAATTTTTATCCAAAGAAAATAATTGTAAAAATCCATTACTTGCTGTTACCATTAGAGATATTGTCCAAGATGCCCAATAACTTATCATATCAAAATTCTTGGGTAACTTTGTTGGATCCATCTGTCCCATTGATAAAATCGCTGGTAATAAAATACTACCAGTTGTTACAATAAAACGAAAAGCATTATAATATTTTTTTGTATGGTCCCGTTGATTCTCATAATAAGAAATTTCTTCCAAAAAACGATATTTCAAGATTGATTTATCATATTTTTTCTCCAATGATATTTCATCAATAATCCCAGCAACATTATTACCAAAATCCATTTTATTATATTACATAAATTATTTAAAACGATTTATTAATAATGTTACTTTATTTTTGAAATTTGGTTGGAATGTTATTACTGCGAAAGCAATTAATACCCCTCCTTTAATCTCACTAACTCTTTTATGCCCATAACCAGCCACCCCATCTAATGGAAATGGTATTTTTTCAACTATATTTCTCAAAATGTAAACAATTATCATAATTAATGATATATTTAAACAAACCTCTAAAAATATCTCGTGTGATGATTTATTACGATATACTTCTTCGTCATATACTGGGAATAATTTATCAATAATTAATGAAAGAATAATTCCACCAAATAAATAATAAACTCCTAATAAAGATATATCAACCATTTTTATTGACCGAATAGTAATTTCTTTAGACATCGTCATTTATTATAGTACTACAAAAATTAATCAATCAACGCAAAATCATCAAATTTAACTTTCTTTTGTTTCCTCACTTTTTTGATTTCTTCTCCATCTTTGAATATTGTATAATTATTTTTTTGATAAAATTTAACCCTTTTATCACATTGCTTTGTAAATGTTGAGAAATTATCTTGAATATCAATAATCAATGGATGAAATTTACGATCACACTCTTTTTGTCTAAATATCCGTCCAACCGACTGTTCAACGTCAGATTTTGGTGAGGCTAAAATAACTGTATTTAGTTTAGGTATGTCCATTCCTTCACTTGCCATTGAAAATGTTGCTAAAATAATATCTTTTTCTTGTGATTCCCTCAATTCTTCGGGTTTCATACCACCAACATAATATCCCCGCGAATAAGCATTTAGCATTTTATACAAAACTTCCAAATGACCACGTCTATCACTTAAAATTAAAATACTCCTTTTTTCACGATTATATTTTTTAATCAAATCTCTCACTAGTTCACATCTGGGAAAGTATTCGCATATATTATTAATCATACGTGGCATACATGCTTCTTTTCTAAAATTCAATTCTTCTTTATTATATTTTTCATCTGTAAACTTACATTCAATTAATTGAACCTCAACATAATCTTCGTTCTTAGATTTTTGAAGATACACAATATCCCCCATATACCATTCAAATACCTTTGATAATCCATCTTTTCTTTTAGGAGTTGCTGATAATCCTAACATATACTTAGATGCTACTTTTCCCATAGACTTTGAAAATACTTCAGCACCAAGATGATGACATTCATCAAAAATAGCCAATCCAAATGAATCAAATGTATTTTCAGAATATTCTTTCATTGATAAACTTTGAACCATCGCTAATACAATATCTTTATCTTCAATATCAACTGTATTTTGCTGAATTTTACCAATTCGCGCGTTTGGAATAAACTCAGAAATACGATCCCTCCATTGAGTCATTAAAAAATCTTTATGAACAACAACCAATGTTTTCTTCTTTAACATACAAGCAATATGTAATGCGAGAACAGTCTTCCCTCCACCACATTTGAGTGATATAATACCACCACCCTTTTCATATGCGTTTTTAAGATAAATATCCTCAATTGGTTGTTGTTCAGGTCTTAAATTACCATTAAAATTGATATCAACATCTTCTCCATCATTAATAGTTGTTATATTAGGAACTCCAAATTTCTTCATACCATAAAATCGTGGTAAATATAGTTTTTTAGGACTTTCCATATAAACACAAAATCTTCCCATTTCATTATTTTGACCTTTGTTGTATGTAAAAGGTTTAACTGATAATTCATCTTTTATTTCTTTAATCAATTTTGTATCATATTCACTTTTAGTGATTTTGTAACCATCATTTGATAACTTTGTTACCATTTTTAAATAACCTATATAATATTATATATATAGTCTTAAATAAAAAATATTGTATATTATATAAATGCCCGCGCGCAAGCTCCTTGTCGCCCCCTCCCGGATTCTTCAACAGTACAACTTTTTCAAAAGAACTTACTTGCTGGAATAAGAGACGATATTAATAAACTTGATTCAAGAATGGTTGAAGTAGAACAATGGCAACAAAAACGATCACATTTACACCCGCTCGGCGCCCACTTGGCCGCTGAGGTGGTCGAGGCTACGGCACCTACCTCAGAGGACTTACATCGTCCACACCCGCTTGAGGTGGTCGAGGCTACGGTACCCTCACTCGCAAGCTGGGGACCTCGTCCACCCGCGCATGCCCCTCG